ATTTCTATACTATCTTTTATAATAGTATTGTTTATACATACTATATTTTTCTATCTCTCTCTTTCTTCCCTTCTATTATACTAAAAATTTTATCTAAAGTCAAATTTTTATTCTAAAAATTTTTTACTTTTATACACACATAAATCTACTGAACAAACTGTATGAAGAAAACAGAGTAAACTACGAGCGAAGCGAGTAGTTTACGAGGTTTAAGACAGACAAAAAGTCCGTCGTAGGACAGGGTCGCCATCGCAAATCAAAATTTGACTTTTTCCAAAATTTTTGTTATAATAAAGGCACAGTAAGAGAAAGGAAGTAAAGTTATGCCCGCAAAGTATGTTCCGTCGGACGATGAACTCAAAAAAATCCTTGATTTCTATGCTGCTCATAAGACCTATACATCTGTTTCTCGTGAATTTGGTATCTCAGTTCCTATTGCGACACGCATCATCAAGGAAGCAAAATCTCTTTCTTCATCCTCTTCCTACGACGGCCCGCAACCAGTGGAATTTCCCGACCAAAATTCTGTTCTTCATTTCTATAATCCTGGAAAGGAATGGTTAGAAGATTATGCGGAAAGAGTATAAGTGGGTATATTTTGATAAAAATCCGTATTCCAACGCAGGTTATTATTCAGTTGGTCATACTGAACTTGCTTTTAACAATCTTTGTAAGTATGTTCCCGCGAATTGGGATGAATGTTTCTCCTATAATTGGGTAGACATTATAATGTTTGGCCTAAAGCCATCAGACTATTTCAAATATGTTCAGTGGAAATATCACGCTTTAGTAAAGAAGTCTAATGGTCTTATCAAAGGAATACAATTTGCTAACGCTCAAGACGCAGAGCAATATGCGTTAGAACTTGAACGTAGATTCCAGTTGTGTGCTGACGAAGGTTATTTTGGAGAATATTATGACGCAGACTGAGAAGATTATCAACGTTTATAGAAATATTGGCGCGAAGACGCGGGCGGCCGAGGTATTAGGAATTTCTCAAGGAGAATTGGATAAGGTTCTAAAAGAAAACAATATATCTCCCGCAGATAAGAATCTAAAACCTATTCTGTCTTATAAGGGATCTATTCCTATAGAGCCGCTATCGCGTCAATGTTTTGATTATGATATCCGTGTAGAACAATTCTGGAAAAGGATGCTGGAGGAAAATGGAGAGATACACCTTTGAAAAAGATGGCATCGAGTATAAAATTATTCCATCATATGGAGTATTATCTGAATATACGACTAACATTTATACAGAAGGTAATTATTGTGTTCTCTACTTGCTTATGCGGGAATACAACTTTACAGAAATAGAGTTCTTCGCATATATAATTTCTAAATTTCACGCTATAGTATATATCGAAAAAACTTTCCCATATTTTACAATTCGATTCAAAAATATTACTGACGCACAAAATTTTTGCTCAGAGCTAAATCAGAGATAAAAATCTGTCGTGCTCCCTACATATAATGTAGGGAGGTGATAGCGATGGGCGTTTTTAGTTCAATCAAGAAATTTTTCAAAGGTTTCGCTGGAATTATCAATGCTGGTGCGACCCTAATAAATATAGATAACAACCTCACATCTCTACAAGAGGATATTAAGGTTCTAAAAAAAGACACCGAAGTAATCAAGACTGGTCTTCAATCTGAAATTCTTGAAACGCTTACTCGTCTTTATGAAAAAGTAATGGAACAAAACTATGCGTCTCAACAGGATCGCGATAGCGCGAATAAACATTATCGCGACATTCACGCTTTAGGTAAAGATGGATTTGCTGAAAATATGTGGAATACAATTGTTTAGCACCCATATAGTTCTAAACGGTAGTATCTTGCTGCTCAGCACAAGAATAGTGATAATTGAGAGGACGACGTCCTCTCTTTTTTTTTGACTTTTTTGAAATTTTGTGATATAATTATAACATAAAAGAAAGAAGGAGAAATTTGTAATGAAGTTTGGTTTGATACCATACCAGATATATACCGATGGATCAGCGAAAGGATCCGACTATGCCCACCGTGCTGGCGGCTGGTCATATATAATTCTTTACGACGGTTGCGTCATAGCAGAGGGCAGTGGCGGTGAAAATGATACTACCAATCAGCGTATGGAGTTGCGGGCCGCTCTCGAAGGAATCAAGAATGCTCGACATTTAGCAAATAATTCCAAGGACGCAGTATTCGAGATTTATAGCGATAGTGCTTATCTGGTGAATTGTTATATCCAACGTTGGTATAAGGGATGGCAGCGATTTGGATGGTATAACAGTAAGAATGAGCCTGTAAAGAATCAAGACCTTTGGGAAGAACTTATTCCTTGTTTTGAAGATCTTCATTACTCCTTCATCAAAATCAAAGGCCACAGCAAAGACCAATGGAATGACCGAGTAGATAAACTCGCTCAGGCGGCCGCGGAACAAGCGCGCTTGGCCGGTAAGGAGATATAAAATGGAAAACTATTTAGATAATATAGACTTGTATGAGGTAGATAAGCAAGATTACCGCTCATATGAATATCGTTGTAAAGACCGCCAGACAATGAAAGTGCGGCCTCGCGAAGGCGTTAGTGTTTTCAAAGACATTAAAACAGGCGAATGGTTATATGGTTATGAAGAAGAGAATGTAATGTGTATGCCAGCTCGCCGTTTCTTTATCTTTTATTTTCTTCCTAATGAAGAGCTTGGTCCTTATTTAGGAATCAAGCGGATTCAAATGAATGATGAAGATTATGAAAAGTTTTTGAAGATGCTAACGGAGAAAAAGCAAAATGGTGAAACTATTTCAGAAGAAAACGGCTAAGATTTATAGACCTGTAGTTGGCTGTCTTGGCCACGTTCGTCGAATAGAAGATAAAATTCTTTATCTTTGGGAATGTGGATATTCTACATTAGAGATAAAGGAAATGCTTGAATTGAAAAATAGAAAACTCCCAGGGCGTGCCCTTCGCCGATATGGCATTACAACTTCGGAAATTCAATCAAGAGCTTTCCTCCGTTCTAAAGAAAAAGGGACGAACATTCTCCAATATGATCTTGAAGGAAATTTTGTGAAGGAATGGATATCGCAAGCCGCGGCCGAACGAGAGTATGGTATGGCACAAGGCACGATTCACAAAGTGCTTATTGGAGAACAAAAAACAGCGTTTGGATATCAATGGATAGAAAAAACAAGTGATGATTTTCCACGAAAGATTGCGGCCCGCCCGCGAAAGACAGTCATACTACAGTGTGATAAAGAGGGAAATGTAATAAAAGAATGGCCTAATGCGAATGTCGCGGAGAAAGAATTAGGCATCTATCCTAATTCAATCGGCAAAGTGCTAAGAGGACAACGCGAAACAACGGGCGGATTCTATTGGAAGAAAGTAGAGGTAGAAGATGGGAAAGAAGATTGATACGAATATTTCGCCGAAAGAGTGGATTCCTATGAAGTATTGGTCTATGGGGTCATCTCTTAGTTCTGCGGAGAAGCGTGAAAAATTGGATATGCTTGTGAAGTCGCACGCTTATATCAGTTCAATCAAACGTGATGGAAATCTTGGTAGAATTGTATGGGAAGATGGTGAATGTATCCTACAGTCCCGCACAACTTCCAAGAAAACCGGCGAATATAGCGATTTGACTGATAAGGTCCTCTTTATGGATAGCGTTGCCGCGGCTTTTGATGATACAACTGTCCTGCTTGGTGAAATCTATCTTACCGAGCCAACTGCGACAGCCAAAGAGGTTGGAACTATTCTGCGTTGTAATGTCGATAAGGCAATTGATCGCCAGAAAAAAGCAGAGCCTCTTCATTTCTACATCTTCGATTGCCTCGTCTACAATGGTATTGACCTCACCGATGCCCCCATTACAGAACGCATCAAGTATCTTCCGCAGGCCGCTGAAGCCATCAATAGTCCTCTTGTAGAATATGCGAAATACTATGAGGTAAATGAAGACACGTTCTATGATAGACTCACTGCTGTGTTCAATGCTGGTGGCGAGGGTATGGTTCTCTATAAAAAAGATATGCGGCCCTGCCAAGATAGAACTGCCGCGTGGGACACAGTAAAAGTCAAGAGAGAACTTGAATTTGACGTGGATGTCTTCATCAGTGGAACAGCCGCGGGAGATAAAGAATATAAGGGTAAGGAGCTTCCAACGTGGACGCTCTGGCAAAACAGTCGCACTGGAGAACTCGTGCGAGGAAACTACTATACAGAATATTCTCAGGGTGGCTGCTACGAACCAGTATCTAAAACCTATTTCTTTGGGCTGCCTGGCTCTATCGAATGTTCTGTATACGATGATGAAGGCAATGCGAAGGTTTTGTGCTATTGCTCTAATCTGACAGATGAATTTAGATGTGCTTTGCGAGATCATCCGGATGATTATATCGGCCGGCCCGCGAGAATTAGCGGAATGATGATCTCGGAGGATAAAAATGGCAATATCTCATTGAGGCATCCCAAGTTTCTTGAACTCCGTGATGATATTGATGCGGCCGATTGCCAACTAAGTAAACTACTGGCTCACTGAGATGTCTTTATATAACAATGACTACTCGCTTGAAATTGCTTCTTCTTACGAAAATATTCTATCAATCAATGAAGAAGACTTCTATGAAATCTCTCCTTTTTCTATCAAGTTAGATAATCTCGTCTTAGAATTTGGAGAAGAATGGCGAGTTTACGATAAAGAATGGAAAGATAAAGTTCGCTTTATTATCTATACTACAAAAATATATGATGATGTGCGGATTTACCACTGTAATTTTGCTCAAAGTGGAGACCCGCGAAGACCCGGCTTTTATTATGTCAGTAAAAATAAAGTGAAAAATTCTGGCGAAACGACCCCGTGATGCTACATTATTTTTGGAGGATAACTTTTTTATGGATGAACTACTTGACAACCTGATTGCCAATAACTCAATGGATATTGCTCTTTACCAGTATTTGAAACAGTTGCGCGATAATCGCACACTGATTCTCAATGATGGTATCTGTGAAGAAATTGTAGAACGCATTTATATGCCTTTGCGGGATTTTGAACGAGACGACTGTCAAACGCCAGCGACGCTTATTCTACATTCTCAGGGCGGTTCAGTTGCTGACGGTATGTTCTTTGCGGATTATTTGGAACACTATTCCAAGCCTTTGAATATTCTGGTTCTTGGTTATGCGTGCTCTATGGCGACGGTTTTTCTCGCGGCCGCGGCAAAGAATCCTAATATCACAACGTATTGCTATAAGAACAGTTATGCTCTAATCCACGATGGTTATGTTGCCCTAGCCGCCAGCGAATCTGGAACGGCTCAGGATATTATGGCTTTCAACCACGCGATGGATGAGAAAATCAAGGACATCATTGTCAATAATACAAAGATTACCGAAGAAGAATATAAAACCGCAGCTCGTAAGCAGTGGTTCTTGTTCTCGGAAGATATGAAGAAATATGGTCTGGTAGACAAGATTATTGGCGAGGATGACTAAAGCAACGGAAGTGATGAAGATTATATGGAGCTAAAGAATAATGCGTCCATAAAATTCTACGATACCTCAGCATTACTCAATGGTAATTATCCTACAGAAAAAGATTGGGTCAGTGCTACAGTTCTACGTGAACTTGAAAATATCAAAATCGCGGGAGACAGGAAAAATGATGAAACGAAGAAGGCGGCCCGCAAGGTCGCCCGCTTCTTACTCAACAATCCGCCCCGTGTCCACGTGCTTTCTGAGAAGCAATGGAAAAAGGTAAAAAGTAAATATTCTTTCACCGATACTGGTGATAATCATATTATTGCTGAACTACTGGAACTAAAGTATTCTTACCCAGAGATTGAATTACAGACCAGTGATGTTTGTTTACATCTATTGGCCCAGCAATTTGGTATCAATTCTCACTTCGCGGCTATCAATGAGGATAAGGGCGGTCTATATACTGGTTATATTGATATGGAATTTTCTGAGGCGGACCTCAATAAGATCTATAGTGATACAACCTATAACCCTTGTAATTTACTTTGTAATCAATACCTTATTATGCGACTTGATAATGAGGTTGTTGATGTAAAAAGATGGAATGGCACAGAGCTACTTCCTATTGACTGTAAGGATATAAATAATAAGTTTATGGATGTGGTTCGGCCGCGAGACGTTTACCAGAAAATGGCTATGGATTTGCTTGAACGGGATGAAGTTCCCGTAAAACTAATCCACGGTGTTGCTGGTAGCGGTAAGGATTATCTCTCCACTGCCGTTGCTTTAGATAAAGTATTTCGTAGAGAAATAAATAAGATTTATTTCATCCGCAATCTTATCGACCTAAAGGATGCTCCGCAAATTGGATATCTTGCCGGAAGTCTCGAAGAAAAAATCTCTTGGGGTCTTGGTCCAATATATGACATTTTGGGTGGAGAGGAAGGATTCCGCTGGGTAGAAGAGCAAGGAGTAATTGAGCAGCTCAACTATGGCTTTCTTAGAGGGCGTTCCCTCGGACCTCGGGCTATTCTTTATACCACAGAGCAGCAGAATACCACGGAAAGTATGGTTCAGAGTTTGATTAGCAGAGCGGGAAAAGAGTCTCAACTTTTCCTCAATGCCGATATGAAACAAATTGATAAGAATTCTTTCAAAGAACGCAATGGTGTAGTAAGTCTACAGCAAAACTTGAAAGGTCATCATTTATTCGGGGCGGTTTATCTGCCCACTACACAAAGGTCTGAGGTTGCTGAACTCGCGGGCCTACTGAGTAGCAACTAACGCATAATCGGGAGATAGAGAAATCTATCTCCTTCTTTTTTGACAAAAGATAAATTTTGAGTTATAATATAAGTGTAAAAAGAAGAAAGAAAGGTGGAAAACCAATGCGTCTAATCAATACTCCTCGTGTAGTTGGCTACCCCACTCTTGAAGAATGCGCGGCCGCCTACCCTCTCTTTATGGTAATTACACGTAGTTTTTATGTAAAAGAACACGGTGAAGGCCCCGGGGAACGAAATATTCCTCGTTATGTGAGAGGATATGTTTTTCAAAAGAGCAAGTGGTATCCTTGCTTTGCGTCGGTAGATGGCGATTTCTATATGGATTATGAGCCTTTTGTTTGGGAAAAACACGAATATGCTCTGCCGCAACCAGCTGATTATAAGTGGCTGGAGAAGGATTGGGAATGATGATGAAAGATTATAAGGAATTTATTCAGACCCACAAGAACAACTTCTGGAACAATCTACGATTAGGTAGGAAGGGCCGCGAGTGGGTTGATGAGTATACAGACGAACTTTGTGATTCCAGAGAAGATTGTCCTGGATGCCCAGCAGAACAATGGTGCGGCTCAGCTGATAATTCTTGGTTTGCTTGGACGCATCCATGGTTTATCATTAGCGTTCACATTGAGAATTGGTTAGAGAACCATATGTGGGATTGTTATCAAAAGCACCCTTGTAAGAAAATCCAAACCTGTTCTTGTTGTGGTCTCAAAGAACGTGGTAGCAATTATTATCTAAAAACCTATAGCGGCTGGGATTATAAAGACCACAAATGGATTTGTCATCATTGCTGGGGTCATCCAAATGATGATGTAGAGCTTGTGAATGGAGAATGTGTTCCTATTTCCCACGAAAAATACGAGCAAAAGTGGAAAGAATATGTAAAACAATCCAACAAAGAAATGGAGGAAAATCACTATGGGTCTTGATATGTATATTGACGCTCGCCGCGATATTAAAACGCCGCAGGAAGAACGTAAGGAGATTGTCTATTGGCGTAAGTTTTGGGACCTACAGAATCACATCGTAGAAATTACTGATGCTAAAGTAGATAACGGAGAAGTTCCTGATACAAAACTCACCAAGGAAGACTTAGAAGATATCATCCATTTCTGTTGTTATAACCGAGATTATTTTGATGGCTTTACCAGTGTGCCAAAGCTGTGTGAATTGTGGCAGCAATGGGATGATATGGCAGCCGATGGATGGACATTTTGGTATAATGGGAACTGGTAATGCGAGGATAAAATCGCGATAAGGAGAAATTTGACTTTCTCCTTTTTTTGTGTTATAATAAAGTGTAAGATGAAAGAAAGGAGAAGAATAGATTGAGCGAGTATAATGCGGAATCAATAAAATCTCTATCATTCCGAGAAGGTGTGCGACAACGTGTCCAAATGTATCTCGGTTCTGATACCATTGAAGGCACGTATCAGGCTCTCAAAGAAATTATCAACAATAGCACAGATGAAGCTTTAGCTGGTTATGGTAAACGAATTGACGTTCATCTAACTACGGATATCAATGAAATTAGTGTTCGAGATTATGGTCGCGGCGTTCCTTTTTTAGTAAAGCCCGATGGTGAAAATGTGCTTGTTGATATTTACACTAAAGCTCATACAGGTGGTAAATTTGACCATACAACGTACAAAAATTCATCAGGTACTAACGGGATCGGTGGGTCTTGTGTTTGTCTTTCTGCTTTGAAATTTAGAGTAGAAAGTTATCGTGATAAAAAGAAAGCAACTGCTATTTTTTACAAAGGCGAACTTCAATCTTATAAAGAAGAAAAAACCAATGAAAAAAATGGCACATTTGTTTCTTTTATTCCTGACCCAGAAGTATTTTCTACTGGTCCTATCGGATATGACATTGAACGAATTTGTGAAGATCTAAAAGATATTTCCTATTTATATCCTGGTATTACATTTACAGTTTCTAATGAAGATGGCACGGAGACATACTGCGCCAAAGAGGGAATTATTGATTTTATAAAAGATAAAGTTAGTAAACCGCTCAATAAACACGTGTTTTATCGAGAAGAAACTGATGGCACAGATATCGTAGAAATCGCTTTCCAGTGGGGAACCAAACAAGAAGAGGCTTATACTTTCGTCAATGGCCTGCGTATTCCCGAGCACGGAACTACACTAACTGGCGCTAAGACCGCTATCACAAAGACATTCAATAGTCTATGTGAAAAGAACTTCAATGGTGATAAGATTCGCGAGAATATGTGCTTGGTTATGAACTGTAAGGTAGTAAATCCCAGTTTTGCCAATCAGACTAAATCAAAAATCAATAATCCTTCTCTTCGCACGCTATGCTCTAAGGCATTCTCCGCAGCCCTCAAGGAAATGGCTGAGAAATATCCTGCTGAATTTGAGACTATTGTAAGTCTAATGGAGAAGGTCGAAAAAGCAGAAGCCGCGGCCACCCGAGCGAGGGAAAGCATATTGAATTTTGAGAAGAAGAGTTCAGAACGCAGTAAGAAAAAGATTACTTCTTCTGAAAAATTCAAGGATTGCGAGAAGCACGGACAGGATAGTATGCTAATTATTTGTGAGGGTGAGTAAGAATTGCCCTAATCTATTTTTCCACTGATCAAGTGGGGTCGGCCTTTCTGGTCGGCTAACGAGGAACCCTAAATCTAAAAGACAGGGGAATCTCGTGGGAGGTATTATAATGAGTTGTGGTATTTATAAAATTGAAAGCCTTATTGATCATAAGGTATATATCGGCCAATCTATTGATATTGAAGCAAGATGGAGTGCTCATCGTTATGCTGCGCGAGGAAACAAAGACCAATATCCTCTTCACGTAGCAATGAGAACACAAGGGGTAGAAAATTTCTCTTATGAGATTATTGAAACTTGTGCTCGTGAAGAATTGGATGAAAAAGAAATTGCCTGGATTGAATATTATGATAGTTATCGGAATGGTTATAACGGCACGCCGGGCGGTTCTCAGGTTCAAGGTGAAAACAATCCTCGAGCTTTGCTAACTGAGGCAATGGTTTATGAGATTCGTCAAATGTATAACCATCAAATTCCATTTCGAGACGCCTATGCCCAATATGCTGATAAAATTAGTAAACGTGGATTCCAAAAAGTATGGCGCCTTGAGACTTGGAAATATGTTTGTCCAGAAGTATATACTGATGAAAATCGACGTTGGCACGCAACTGCGGCAAAAGCACATATAGACGGCAATACTTCTTATAGGGTGAATAATACAGAACGGGCCTGTTCAGAAGAAGAGATCCAGCAAATGAGAGAGCTAAGAGAGCAGGGTCTGACATATGCTAAAATTAGTCAAATAACAGGCCGTGCTCCCTCTACTGTCCGAAAAGCCTGCCTACAAACAGTGCGAAAGCCTCAGTTTGGTTTTCAAATCCGGAATATTGAAACTGGTATTGTTTTCAACTCTTTAGCAGAAGCCAGCCGATGGGCACATTGTAATCATCAAACTTTTACCGCCCATAAGGACGATCCATCTTGGCCGGTTGGATTGGTCCCTACCACAAATCAGCCCGCTCATTGGGAGTGGTTATAATACACCCTGTATCGACTATCTCCGTGAAGGAGAGTAGAACAATTATTTGATACATTGTTCGAAATGATAGACGTTGAAAAACGAAGAAATAGTCAGTCTTTATGGAAACATAATAGAGAAAACGAATTCAGCATTGAATGGCCTAATGCCAGCACGCAATGTTCAAACTGAAGCACTGTATGCGATTCGTGGTAAGATTATCAATTTGCTCAAACATCCGCTTGATGAATGTCTTGCGAATGCCGAAGTAAGTGATATTATTAATGCTCTGGGATGCGGCATTATGGATAAGTATGATAGTAAGAAACTACGTTTTGGACGAGTTGCTATTGCCAGTGATGGTGATGTTGACGGAAAGTCTATCGGATGTTTGATTGCTACTATGTTCTATGTTCTTATGCCAGAATTCATTCAGGAGGGACGCCTTTGCTGGCTACAGGCTCCTTTGTTTAGACTATCTAAAGGCAAAGAAAAGGTCTATGCTTATAGTATTGATGAACTCAATGAACTCAAAAAAACTCGTAGTAATTGGGAACAGACCCGCTATAAGGGCCTTGGTGAAAATAGTCCAGAGGATATGAAGGCATCTATGCTTCATCCTACTAATCGACATCTTGATATTCTTACTGTGGACGACTATGACGCCTTCTGTGAAAGCATCAATGTCCTAATGGGGCCGCAGGTTGAAGATCGTCGTGAATTCTTGTTTGAGAGTGTAGATTTTAGCGTAATAAATAGGTGAGATATGGAATATAAAGTAAACATTCAAGAAAGTTTGGAAGCGGCGTTCTTGGAATACGGTGCTTCTGTAGCCCAGGAGCGCAGCATTGCCGATATTCGAGATGGCTTGAAGATTGGTCTGCGTCAGGGCTTATATTCCCAATTTTATAATAAGCTCACAAGCAAGTATAAGTTTCAGAAGGCACAGAAGTCAGTCGCTGCGGCAATGAGTTTGTGCTATGTGCACGGTGACTCTTCTATGTACAAAAACTTCATACGTGCGGCTAAACCTTGGTCATTTAGATATCCGCTGGAAGAGACCCAAGGTTCTTGCGGAACACAGTGCGGGCCGGATACTGAATCGGCCGCCCGCTACGTAGAAATGCGCAGCAATGAGCTTGCTGATTACTTTTTCGCGGGCATAAAGAAGAACGCCGTTGATGAATGGTATGATAATTATGATGATACTGAAAAAATTCCAGCGGTTCTTCCATCTATTGGTTTTTGGAATATTATCAATGGTTGTACTGGTATCGCCGTGGGTATGGCAACTTCCTGTCCTCAGTTCAATCTAAAAGAAGTAAACGCGGCCATTATTAGATTGATAAAAAATCCTAACGCTTCTTTCAATGAACTATATTGCGTGCCTGATTTCTGCTGTGGTGGATATATTCTAAATCCAGCAGAAACTCGTGCGAGCATTGAAGCAGGCCAAGGAAAATCTATTCGTTTACGGGCAAAAATAGAATACAATAGCAAAGAAAATTGTCTTATTGCCACTGAGCTGCCTTATGGTGTCTTTGTTGATACTATCATTGGACAGATTGCGAAAGCGGTAGAAGAAAATGAGGATTATGGTATTGATCGAGTGATCGACCACACCAAGCAGTTCGCGGATATTCGTATTTATCTTTCCAAGAATGCTAATCCAGCAATTGTGGAGAAACGACTCTATAAGGATACCAGCTTGGAATCTTTCTTTGCGGTTCATATGCTAATGCTTGACCACGGTCGCTTCCCTCGCATTTTCGGCTGGAAAGATGCCCTCCAAGCCTATATTGATCATATCCGTGAATGTAAACGTCGTGAACTGGAATATGACTTCAATAAACTCAAGGCTCGTAATCATATCCTTGATGGTCTCCTCACTGCTATCGCAGATATTGACGAAACCATTCATATCATCAAGTCCAGTGCGAGCTCCGCGGCCGCAAAAGCTGCCCTAATGCGGCACTACGATATTGATGAAGACCAGGCGAAAGCCATCTTGGATATCAAACTCGCACGTCTTGCTCATTTGGAAGCATTGGAGCTGGAAAGTGAGCGTAAGCAGAACCAACTTGAAATTGATCGTTTAAATGATATTCTTTCCCATCAAGATAAACTTGATGAAATCCTTATCTCCATTCTTCAAGAAGTGGCCGACAAATTCGGTGATGAACGTCGAACCAAAATCCTCACCATCGCCGAAGAACCCGAAGAAGAAATTGAAGAGAAAGAAATCAACGTGAATATTGCGGGCGATAAACTTCGCATCAGTCCCAAGAAGGTTGCTGGTCAAAATATCTCCACGACTAATTTGGGCACGTTGGTGTGCGTATCTTCTGCGGGCCTGCTCTATAAGATTAGTATGCGGGACGTCGAAGAAGGAAAAACATATAGTGTTTCTCAGCTTACTAAGGCCGCGGATGCTATTGTAGGAATTTATGACCTTTCCAATATCAATCTCAATAAGTATTGGGTATTCATTACAAAGAATGGCCTAATCAAGAAGTCTCCCGTCAAAGAATATAATTATGTTGGCCGTCAAGGTACAAAGATGTTGAAACTGAAAGACGATGATGCTATCATTGCGGTTTACCTACTTTCCGGGGACAAGGATATGATTTCTGTTCATACCTCTGACAAGTTCTATGCTCATTATTCTGGCCAGGAGATTCCTGAGAGTGGTAAGGCCGCGATGGGTGTCAAGGCAATCAATCTGGGCGCTAATCAAACTATTATCAAAGCACAACTCAATCCCACGGGCTTGAAAATCACAGGCCGTGCGGTAAAAGGAGTAAAAGAATGATTATTAGACCTGAATGGAAAGAACTGCTGATGGAAGTCGCCCTTTCGGGTGCCAATCACGCAGAACAAGCAGCCGATCTTATGAGTAAGGCTGATCCTAATGTGGATGTATCTACTACAATGCTTATGCGGGACCGCTATCTAACAGCCCGCGAACACTTGGAGAAAGATGAAGACCTTACGCAAGAAGATTACACTTATCTGTGGATTGCTGCTTCTATCTCCAAGCAACTAATTGAGAAGAAAATTGAAGCGTGGTCTGCGGTTGTAGATGCCTATGTGTCCCATCTAATCCCCAGTCTGTATGCGGTCGCGGCCCTACCTCCTGAAGAACAGGCCGCGAAGTTCCAAGAAATCTTCACAAAAGAATTTGACAAAACCTAAATTTTGAGTTATAATGAAATATAATCTGAGAGAAAGGAAAAGAATATGTTTTCAGAAAACACGATTCGTGTCCTGCGGTTTCTTCAAGAGCACCCACAGGAAGAATTTACCAAGCAAGATATGATTGAAGAATTGGGTCTTCCTATGGCAAGTGTAAATGGAGCAGTTTTGGCATTCCTCAAGAAAAATTTTGTTGTAGAACGTCAAGAGACTCTGCCCGCAACTTTTGGCACTCAAAATAAGCCTATGATTCTGCGATGGATAAAGATTACAGAATCCGGTTTAGCTTATGACCCCATTGCCGAAGAAAAGAAACAACTCTTGGAGAAGGCAGAAGCCGCGGCCCTTCGTCGAAAAGAGAGAGCCGAAAGAAAAGCACAACGAGCACAAGCAAATTCCGTATTGTAAGAAAAAGGAGAAAAGAAATTTATGAGTAAGAATGTAAACATCGCTGGTCAGAATATTGTAAATATCACTGGCACTGTATCTCAGCTCGACACCCGCGAGGGCACAATGAAGAAGACTGGTAAGCCTTATCGCTCTTGCCGAGTGACTGTCCGTGTAGATCAGACTTATGGCGGCAAGGCTGAAATTAGTGAGGTTCCTGTAGACCTGTTTGCCGCAAAGTTCAAGAAGGATGGTAGCCTGAATCCTGGTTATGACAATCTGAATAAACTGGTCACTAACTATCGCTCTATCGCACAGGCGGGCGTAGAAGGTGCTTCCCGCATTCAGTTCTCTGGTAAGTCTTGCCACGTAAATGAGAACCTATTCGTATCTCCCAATAACCCCGAAAACGTTGTATCTTCTTGGCGTATTTCTTCTATGTATTTCAATGAAGCTCGCACCCCCAATGACAGTGCTACTTTCGGTATGGACATTTATATTATGTCTATTGACCATGAACTGAATGCGGGTGGCGAAGAGACTGGTCGTCTGAAGATTACTGGTTGCTATGTAAATAACCGTGGCCCTGGCTCTGCGGCCTTTGGTGAAGTGCTGACTTTCTATGTAGAGCGCGCAGAGACCATTGATTACATTGAACGCAATTGGGAAATCAATACTACCCAGTATGTGGAAGGCCGCATTCGTTATTGTGTTGAGGAAGTTCAGTATCATACCGAGAACACTTGGGGCGAAGATATTCCCAAGGCTTCTACCCGTGCGCGCCACGAACTGATTATCACCAATGGTAATCCTTTCCCCTATGAAGAGGAAATGTCTTATTCTACAGAGGATATTCAGGTGTTGATTGCTGACCGCAAGGCTCGTAAGCAGCAACTGCTCAATGACGCGGCCCAGCCCAAGGCAGCCACTAAGAAGGCTTCTGTTGTTGGTATGGATTGGGATGAGTGAGACTCATCCCTGTCCTAATAAATTGAGAAGAAAGGAGAAAGTAATTTATGCCAAGAATTGATATTTTTAATATTGAACCAAGTAAGATTGATAAGTCGCTAAAAGGTAAGTATATCCTTCTTTACGGTATTTGCTAAAACGGGTGCCGTAGTAAAATCGCGGAAAAAATCTGGAACCCTGAGATGGGAATCAGAGGTGAAGGTTGATATGTATCAAACCAGCCGCAGAGCATAGAGAGTGAAAAGATATAATCTCTCCACGAGGCCGCGACTCTTATAAAGGAGAAAAGATATGCCGAACTTATAGGAAAACAACTATAAGAGCTATAGGATAAAAAGCCTGATAGGATAACATTTTTCTCTCAATGTTTTGAGAGAATGGCCCCAAAAACTGGCAAGTCTACTTTTGGTAGTAAACTTCCGAGAGCACTATTTCTCAAGTTCGAAGAGGGCACGAATGCATTGGACGGAATTCGTGGTGTTCCTATTATCAGCTGGGCTGATGTCAAAGATATATTGATTTCTCTACGTAAGCCTCAGGCTAAAGAAATGTACGACACTATCGTGGTGGATACCGCAGGATTGGCATTCTCATTGTGCGAACGTTTTATTTGCCAACAGAATCAAGTAGAGCAAATTAAGGATGTTCCCTATGGCGCTGGATATACGAAACTAAAGCAAGAATTTAGCGAAGTATGGCGTGAAATTGCCCTTCTTGGTTTTGGTATTCTTTTTATCAGCCACGAAAAAAGTTATGATACTGGCTTAGTTGGCCCTGATGGCGAATCTGTTATGGGCGTGAAGCCTGATCTAACTAACACCGCTCTAAATATTATTTCCGCACAAGTTGACCTTATTTGCTATCTAAAGACCAATATGAGAGACGACGGTAGCACTGAACGTTTCCTGTATACTCGTGCGACTCCTCGTATTTTTGCTGGTGCTCGTTATAAGTATATTGCCCCTAAGATTCCTTTTGGCGATAATGGCTACCAAGAATTGGTAGATGCCATCGGCGATGCTATTGACAAGGCTGTTGCTCAAGATGGTGCTGAAGTAAGTGATTCTCATAACCGCATTGCTATTCAAGTTCGCACCTTCTCCGATGTTATGAATGAAGCCAAAGATATCTGGAAGCAACTCGTTGAAAAAGCTCAGTCTATGCCTGAAGAAGAAGCAGATACTTTTGCCAATCGTATGAATGGTATTGTCAAAAAGACCTTTGGCCGCGATATGAAACTTAGTCAGGCCACCGATGCTCAGCAAGACTTGGTTGAACTTTGTATAGACGAACTAAAATCTCTTCTATGACCCTCTCCGAGGGTCTTTTTTTGACATTTTCTAAAATTTGTGTTATAATAACTTGAAAGGATGAGGACTATGCGAATATGTAAGAAATGTGGTAAGACAGTAGATGAACATCATTTCTATTACTATGACCCCGACAAAGAATCATACTGTTCTCGCGAATGTTTTCAAGTTGTTATTGACCGCCTAAAAGAAGTCCAAACGCGGCAAAGGCTTTATAACATCATCCGCGATATTTTCAATGTTTCTTTTCCCACTTCACGTATGCTTGCGGAAATAAAGAGATATAAAGAGCAACAAGGAATTTCCTATACCCAACAGGCTCTCATTCTAAATTATGTTTATAATGTAAAGCAAAAGGAACGCCCTTGGGAGTCTTTGTATCTTATCCCGCAATATAAAGATGAAGCCGCAGAATATTATCAAGAAATCAAGGTTAGAACTGCGGAAGCAGAACACGCGAAAGAACGCGATGATGAAATGCGGGCGGCCGCGCAACAAGTTCGCCCGAATTATGACCAAGGCCGCGTAAATGCGGTGAAGCCAATAAAACTTGAAGATATACTATAACGTAAGAAAGGAGTGAATTGTATTTGGGATATGAAAACTCAGACCTGTATCAACAGGTCTTGGGTAGCCTAATGAAGATGCCCAGCCTACTTCAACCAGATACAGCCCCTCTTGCGGCAGAAGATTTCACCGAGCCTGGGACAACAAAAAACGCAAAGCTAATATTCTTTGCGATAAATAATTTGATTTCCGCAGGCGCTAACAAAATCGATATTATTGATGTAATAACCTACCTACAAGGAACACCGACAACTTGGAGACAATTTCAGAATAATAACGGTGAAACTTTTCTCACTCAATGTTTTGAGAAGGGGGACCCAGATAACTATCCGGTTTATTACACAGCCTTGAGAAAGTTATCGCTTCTGAGAGATTTAGCCGAAAATGGCTACCACTTTCCAGAATTTGATTATGAGGCCGCACGAAGCCGCGGCCCAGATAAAGAAAGAGAAGTAAAAGAAAGAGCGGATAAAGCAACAGAAGAAGAAATCCTGAACTCAGTTGAAGCAGAGTTTACAAAGTTGCGCGCCCGCCACACCATAGGAACATCTACTGCCACAACCGCGGCCGAAGACATTGATGCTGACCTCGCGGCCCTTCGAGAAAAACCCGACATTGGAGCAGAACTTTGTGGTGAATACTTCAACTCTATTTGCCGCGGTGCTCGATTGGGAACTTTCTATTTACGCTCTGCTACACAAAGCGTGGGTAAAACTCGTCTGGCAGTATTTGATGCTTGTAATATCGCTTATCCATTCAAATATGACGAAAGTAAGCAAACGTGGATGTATCGGCCAGATGTAGAGCCGCAAAAAGTGCTATATGTGGTGACTGAGCAAACGGCCCGCGAACTACGCTTCATTATTCTTGCCTATCTCAGTAGTGTAGAAGAAAGATTTATTCGTGCTAATACATTATCTATGGATCAAGAACTACGAGTGCGGCAAGCCGCGGATATTGTAAAAGCATATGCGGATTATTTTCATATAGAAGAAATCACTGATCCAGACTTGAATAATGTCTCCGCAGTAATAAAGAAGCAAATTCGTCAAAATCACGTGAAATATATTTTCTACGATTACATCTTCACTTCTCCTGGTTTGATTCGTGAATTTACTGCGGGCAATGTTCGCCAAGATGTTGCTTTGGGTATGCTCGCGAACCAGCTAAAAGAAATAGCAAAAACAGAAAACGTATTTATTTTTTCTGCCAGTCAGTTGAATGGTGAAGGCTTCAAAGATGGCGAGAAGAAAGACCAGAGAATGCTGAGAGATGCCAAAGGTTTGGCTGATAAAATCGACCTTGGCTTCATTTTCTCTGAGGTCTCAAAAGTTGAGTTAGACGAATTCAAAGGTTTCTTTGAGCAATATGGCTACGCAGATCACGTTATCGATGTCTACAAAGTGCGTAGCGGTGCTTACAAGAACGTTCGCATATGGTGCCAAATCAATATGGGCAATGGCGAACGAAAAGATCTATTTATGACTACCCAAGATAAAAAAGTAATTCAATTTGAATCATATGAGTTTTTGAAAAAACTGGAAAGTATTCCTGTAGACCTATATGATTATATCAAGAAAGGAGACGCTCAATGAGCTTGACGTTATCCTATAACGAGTGCTTTGATGATGATGTAGCAAGACAAAATAGTCTATCTTATGATGATATCATTCATCAAATCACTTTGCCCCAAGTCAAACAGTTTCTTCTTAGTTTAGGGGTTAGAGAAATAGATGAACACTCAGACTATCTGATTTGTCCAACTATATGTCATAATCCTATAGATAGGGCAGAATCTATGAAGCTTTATTACTATGATGAAACAAAAAACTTCCACTGCTATACTCAGTGTTCGGAGAATTTTTCAATACTTACTCTCTATTGTAAGTATATGAAAATCAATCACTATGAAGTTTCATATCAAGAGGCCGCGGATTATGTGCGGCAATTCGTATTTGGCGGCCCACAGATAGAATACAAAGCTCCAGAAAAAGAAGAGAAAGTAGAAAGAGTTGACTTTATCACTTTACCAGAATATGATAAAAATGTTCTGGATGTATTTGACCATTACTATCATCCTTTGTGGTTAGGAGATGGAATTACACCAGAATCGATGGATAAATTCAACATCAAATTCTCTATTAGCCAAAATAAGATTATAATCCCGCATTATGATATTGATGGGCGGCTTGTTGGTATCCGAGCGCGTAGTATAAATGAAGAAGACTTAGCATACGGTAAATATATGCCGATAAAAATAGAAAACACACTATATGCCCATAAGTTGGGTTTCAATCTTTATGGCATACACGAGCATAAGGAGGCAATCCAATTCTTCAAAAGAGCTACGATATATGAATCTGAAAAATCTGTTATGTTGGATGATGGGTTCTATGGCCGCAACAGTGTCGCGGTCGCTACTTGTGGTTCTCAGCTGAATAGATTCCAAATCAATCTACTTACAAGGAAGTTAGGCGTAAATGAGATAACGCTCGCATATGATAAAGAATATACTGACCTATATGATGCTAAGGGTTGGAAATACAGACAGAAATTAGCAGAAAAATGTAGTCGTTATCGCGGGCTGGCAACCTTCTATTGTATAGTAGACGACCAAGGATTATTGGAAGAAAAAGATGCCCCGTGTGATAAAGGAAAGGAGACATTAGAAAAATTGATGACGAGGAAGTTTATGGTGAAATGAAATATAGACAATCACAATACCTAAGTAAAGACGCAAATACATGCGTGGCAGAAATTTTGCGCGCCCGTGGTGTAGAGAATATTGAAGCATATATGCGGCCGAGCCAAGAATATGAAAATGATAGTATGTTGCTGGATAATGTCCAGGAGTCGGCTGGACGACTAATCTGGCACTTGAATAAGAATTCCAGCATACTGTTTGTGGTAGATCCAGATAATGACGGCTTTGCGAGTTCAGCGATACTTTGGCTTTATATCAAGGATTTTTTTCCAGATGCTAATCTAAAATATATATGCCACGAGCATAAAGCACACGGATTAGAAGATATAATTGATGAAGTAGAACAATATGGATTCGATCTAATATGCCTACCAGACGCAGGTTCAGGAGATACAGAGTATTTCAAACGGTTAGATGAATTAGGAACTGAGTGTATGGTATGGGATCATCACGCCTTCGATTCTTACCCCACCCATTGTATTTGCGTCAATAATCAACTTTCAGAACATTATCCCAATAAATCCCTATGCGGCGCCGGTGTTGTATATAAATTCTGCCAGGTGTTAGATAAGATACTTTGCCCGCAAAATCCCCGCTCTTCTTATTATCTCGATCTTGTTGCTATGGCAGAGATTGCCGACTGTATGAGTCCTGCGGATCCAGAAACACGCTATTATATTAGTAAAGGTCTAACTCAAATCAACAATGATTTTTTCAAGCAACTAATTGAGCAGCAATCATACTCTCTTTTCAAAACCTCTAATACACTCAACTATATCAAAATTGCTTTCTATATTGCTCCACTAATCAACGCGATGGTTCGCGTGGGAACAATGGAAGAAAAACGTCAGATGTTCCAAGCCTTTATTGAACCAGACACTATGATTCAAAGCACAAAGCGTGGAGCAAAAGCCGGAGATATGGTGAGAATATGCGAAGAGGTAGCCCGCAAAGCAACTAATGCGAAAGCGCGGCAGAACCGTATCAAAGATAAAGCGACAGAATTACTGGAAGGTCGCATTCAAAAAGAAGGGCTTCTGGATAATAAGATTCTGGTAATTGAGGTATACGATGAAGATGATATTCCTCAAGAACTACGTGGTCTTATCGCGGCTCAGTTTGTAAATAAATATCATAGGCCCACAATGATTGGAAAGACCAATGAAGAAGGGTTTTTCCGGGGAAGTATCCGCGGAAATGATAGTTTTGAGGAAGTGCCGGATTTCAAGAAATTCCTGGAAAACAGTGGATGTATGGAGGGAGTTTACGGGCACAAAAATGCGGCAGGATATAGCATTCCATATAATAGAATTTCAAATTTGATATCCTACGCCAACACCAATATCAGCGACCAAGGTCTTGAAAATATATACGACGTAGATTACATCTTTAATGCCAACGAAAACTTCACGCAACTTGGATTTGAATTAGCCGCAGCGGAAGATTTTTGGGGAAATGAAATAAAAGAGCCAACAGTGGTAATCGAAGGCATTCCAATGAGTTCAGTTTCTCTAATGGGTGAAAACAAGGATACTACAAAAATCATCAATGGTAGCGTAAGTTATCTTCGCTTCAAAGATGCGGACTTTGCTCAATTGGCAAGTCAGGTCTCAAGTGATTCCACTATTACTGTGTATGGAAGATTCAATATAAATGTGTGGGCTGGTAAGAAATCACTACAGGTTTTTATTGATGACTATGAAATAAAGGATTCTAAATTTGACTTTTGAGAAAAAATAGGGTATAATAGGATATAAAATAAAAGAAGGAGGAATCGGATATAGTGAGAAATTATCCTGGAAGTCTTCATAACCATACCGATTTCAGTAATATCCGCCTTCGTGATTGTATCAACAAAATTCCTGATCTAATCAATTATGCTATTGAATTAGGCCACGAAGTTGTTGCTATTACAGACCACGAGACTCTTTCCAGTTTCATACAAGTAGAAGAATACGCAGAAAAAATAAAAGAAAAGCATCCAGATTTCAAGGTAATTCGAGGTAATGAAATCTACCTAACCCGTAATAATCTGAACGCACAAAACTTCAACAAGGACAAAGGCGATGATTATTATCACTTTGTCCTTTTGGCTAAAGATATTGAAGGATACCATCAGTTATGCGAACTCTCTACGCGGGCATGGCTTAGGTCTTATGTTGCGAGACGTATGCGTCGTGTGCCCACTTATTATCGAGACCTCAAAGAAATTATTCTTCCTAATCAAGGGCATCTTATAGGTAGTAGTGCCTGCCTGGGAGGTCGCCTTCCGCGATACTTACTCCAATACTTTGAAACAGAAAATCCTGAATATAGGGATGTGGCAAAGCGTTGGTGCGTATATATGCGAGACTTGTTTGGAGAAGGTAATTTCTATCTGGAACTTCAACCTTCGCATAATCCCCAACAGATATTTGTAAATAAACAACTATTGGAAATTAGTAATGAATTAGGTATCCCCTATATCATTACAACTGATAGCCATTATCTCAAAAAAACTGATGCGGACATCCACGAAAAATATCTGAATTCTCAGGATGGCGACCGTGAAGTAAAGTCTTTCTATGCTTCTACTTATATGATGAGCACAGAAGAATTAGAAAGTTATTTTCCATATTTTTCTCCTGCTCAGTTTGAAACAGCTTACAATAACATTCGTGCTATTGCCGCAGCTTGCCAGAACTATTCTATCAAGCGGCCTCTACGTATTCCACACCTTCCTTGGCTGGCTTACAATCATAATGTAGCCAACATTGAATTTTATCTAAACAAGATGCCTTCTTTGCGTAAGTTTCTTGCTTCTAAGCGTAGTGCCGACCACGAGTTGGTCTATGCGGTTATTGATGGTATTCAACGCCATCAAGACCTACAGAATGACGAAGCCTACGAAGCCTTGGAAGAATGTTTGGATATGACTTGGATATCCAGTGAAGTCAACAATGCTGAATGGAGTGCTTATTATCTGAACCTTCAAAAGATCATTGGCGAATGCTGGAATGCTGGCACAATTGTCGGGCCAGCCCGTGGTTCAGGCGGCGGTTTTGTTCTCCTTTATTGTTTGGATATTATTCAAATGAATAAATTGAGAGAACATACAAAGTTATTTCCGTGGCGTTTCTTAAATCCTGCCCGTGTGAGCGTATTGGATGTAGACGTGGATATCTCGGGTCTAAAGCGCGGACAAGTGCTACAGCATCTTCGAGCAGTATATGGAGAAGACCGAGTAAGTAATGTTTCTACATTTAGAACGGAGAAATCTAAGAGTGCTATTCTCACAGCGGCACGCGGCCTTGACTTACCACCAGAAGAAGGACAGTATCTTGCTTCTCTGGTAAACGCAGAACGCGGTCAATTATTTTCTCTTCATACTATGTATTACGGAGATGAAAATGATAATATTCCACCCAGTTCTACTTTTATTGAAGAGATGAATAAACATCCTGATGTTTGGGAAGTAGCACAGAAGATTGAAGGATTAATCTGTGGTCTCGGAATACACGCGGGCGGAGTAGTTTTCAATGATGAACCATTTACAAATACAGCTTCACTAATGCGGGCTCCTGATGGAACAATTGTTAGCGGTTTTGAACTACATGATCTAGAAAAATGCTCATTGATAAAATATGATGTATTATCTGTAGAAGGTATGGATAAAATTCAAATTTGTCTTGAATTGCTCCAGCAATATGGATATATTGATTCTTCTAAATCATTACGAGAAATTTATGAAGATACTATTGGTATCTATAACATTGACCGCACATCAGAAGATATGTGGAAGATGGTGTGGGAACATAAGATTATAAGTTTGTTCCAAATGGAACAGCAAAGCGGCATTCAAGCTATCGCAAAAACACATCCGACCTCAGTGGACGACTTAGCAACTATCAACTCTGTTATTCGTCTAATGGCTCAGGAAAAAGGTGGCGAGTCTCCTATTGATAAGTATGCTAGATTCCGCGAACATCCTGAGCAGTGGGAAGAAGAAATGACGCAATATGGACTAACCGCAGAAGAGAAGAAAATCCTACATAAAGAATTAGATATTTCGTGTGGTCTTAGTATCGCTCAAGAGCAATTTATGGAATTGGTCCAAATGCCTGAAATTGGTGGGTTTGATTTACAATGGAGTGATCGATTGAGGAAATCGATTGCCAAAAAAAATCCTAAAGATTATGAGCAACTTACTAAAGAATTTTATGAGAATATGCGGCAGAAGCATCTATCAGAACACCTATGTTCTTATGTCTGGCAGGTTCTAATTGCGATGAACCGCGGTTATGGATTTAATAGTGCTCATACTCTGGGCTACTCATTGGTGGGTCTTCAAGAAATGAATCTTGCCTATAAATATCCAATTATTTTTTGGAATACAGCAAATCTTATTGTAGATAGTGCCGGTAAACAGGAGACAGAGGAAGGCGACCTAGAATGTATAATTGTAGAACTTGAAGATGCCTCTGAATCTACAGAAGAGATCGTGGATATCTACGAGCCAGAAGAATGGGAAGATTACGAATATGTGGACCTTCCTGACCGTAGTGGCAAAAAGAAAATCAAGAAAAACAAAAGCGTTAACTTTGGTAAAATTGCTACTGCCATTGGTAAGTTCCAATCAGAAGGAATTACTGTTCTGCCGCCAGATATCAATGAAAGTGGTTTCACCTTTACGCCCATCGTAGAGAAGAACGCAATTGCCAGCGGCCTACGCAATATTACTCGCATATCTGCGGATTTGGTAAACGAGATTATCGCTCATCGCCCCTATACTTCCATCGAAGACTTCCTGGATAAAATCCATGCCAACTGCACGCAAATGCTCAATCTGATCAAGTGTGGTGCTTTTGATAATCTTTACTCTTCTCGTGAAGAAGTAATGGAATTATATCTTCATAAAATTGCTAAACAACTCAAAGTTGTTAATCTTGCTACTGTGCCGACCTTGATTGATAAAGATCTTTTTCCCGAAGAATTTACTTTACAAAAGATTGTATATTCTTTCAATAAAGCACTCAAACAACGTATTACAAAAGGTTGCTATCCTATGAATAGCAAAATGTTGGATTTCTATTGTGAACATTTTGATGTAGACCAACTTGCTACAGAGAGTTCTATCCCCATCAAAGCATGGGAGAAGCAATATAACAAGTTCATGGATCCTTTGCGACAATATCTCAAAGAACACGCCGCAGAACTCCTACAAGCGTTGAATGCTAAGTTCTTAGAAGAAACCCGTCAACAATATGCGACTGGTTCGATTAGTAAATGGGAAATTGATAGTATGTCTTTCTATTATCATCCTCACGAACTTAGTAGTATTGACTTCCAAAAATACAGTATTCAAAATTTTTTCGCTATGCCACAAGATCCTGTTATAGACCGCCGCATTCCCACAAAAGATGGCAAGACAATTGATCTGTATCAGTTGACCTGTATATGCGGCACCGTATTGGATAAGAACAAGCTAAAGAATAGTATTTCTCTCCTTACTCCTACTGGCGTAGTAAATGTAAAGATTTGGAAAAATCAGTTCGCAAAATATGATAAGCAAATCTCAGAGATACAACCAGATGGTAAGAAAAAAGTGTGTGAGAAATCTTGGTTTACACGCGGCAACCTACTCTATCTCCAAGGTATTCGCCGTGGTGATGCGTTTATTCCCAAAGCCTATAAATCCAGTCCCCATAAATGTCCAATTATGAAAATCACCGCGGTAGATGGTTCTACCTTCCTCTACACCGACAAGCGGTATGATGAGTGAGGTGCCTTATGATAGGCATAATGGATTATGATTTCACTTGTGCCGAGAAGAAGGCCGCGGTGCCTTCTCTCGGGGCAATGAAACTATATACTTATTTACAGAAGGAAAGGCCGCAACTTATTACTACAGATGTCCAAATGGGATTATGTGAGAAGGGTTATTTTTTCAGTAATAAACCTTTTGATGAAATACCTTATACATATCTAACCATGGACAACATTACAGCATTTGGTAAGTATTTTGAAGAGCCGCAAGAACGAATCATAAATCATATGATTCCCAATACAGATCTCTACAAAAAATACATTCAAACTTCTATCGCTGTAAATGAAATGACAGTAGACTGCGGCCTCGACATATTGGATTCAACATACTATCAGGCATATGTAGATGGTGAAAAAATCCCAATTCCGCCCTCGCGTTCTCGCAAGAAATTCTATATTTATGATAAAGATTTTCTTGCTTATCCAGATTGCTGGGAAATTTTAGATGAAGTCATTACACACAAGCCTACCAGTATATATATGGTTGAACCAATACAATGCCACACAGCAAAACAATTCTTTTTCTTGCGGGAAGAGTATGAAAGGGTTGCCCGCAGTAATAAGATTGTGCTGGATTATTATGTGCCTTATCACGACTTAGACTTGTATTTTGGTAAATATAAATTGAAACTATTAGGTGAAATTACAACTAATTCAGATGTTTATATTTATCTTGGCAAGAACTATGGCGCTCAGGCATATAAAGAAACTTTCTACACAAAGAACCTTTTCTACAATCTAAACCTTCTCTTCTCCTACTATTCCCGCAACATACCAGTGCGGGCCGTCGAATATCAAGATGCTCCCATGGATGCTGTCAATCCATATCCTAAACTTTACGAGGCATTAGCAACCTGGTCGAGAACAAGTTGGGACGTGAAAATTGAGCGATCCTTGGGCCGCACAAAAGAAGGTAAAGAGCAACTCAATATGCTTTTGGAAAAGCATCCTGTTTTCAAAGGTTTTATGGGTAAATCAAAAAATGATCTCAAACTTACAAGGGGGCCATGGCCACTACTATGACTAACGAGGAAATCAAAGCTAAGATTCAGCAGTATCAGCGTGAATGTCAGCAAGCCCTAACTGAGAGCGGGGCTACGTTTGCTCTCAATAGAATTATTGTAGAGAATAAGAATAAAATTCAGGCTCTACGACAACAATGCACGCATATAAACGAACAAGGCGAAATTGCCAATGTATTGGGTCGCTGTTCTTATTGCGGTAAAAAACTGTAATAAGGGTGATAGATATAATGAAAGTTACTAAACGAAATGGTAATGTAGTTGATTTTGACAAGAACAAGATAATCGTAGCAATCAATAAGGCGGCAAAAGAAGTAGATGGGCAAGAATACCCAATCATTGCGAAGACAATTGCGGACTATATTGAGAATCTTGACCGCGATATGAGCGTCGAAGAAATTCAGAACCAGATTGAAGAGCAGTTGATGGACTGTGAGAGAAAAGATATTGCGAGGGCATATATTAGGTATAGGTATATTCAAGAAATCCGCCGCAATACTACAGATACAGCCATTATGGAATTGATGTCTGGTAAAAGTGATTATTGGAACAAAGAAAATTCCAATAAAGACGCGACGGTAGTCACTACCCAACGTGATTATTTAGCCGGCATAACCAGCACAGATATCGCAAAACGGTTTATTCTCCCTCGTGAAGTAGCTGAAGCACATGATGAAGGTATTATCCACGAACACGATATGGACTATCTTGCTCAAAACGCTCTTCATAATTGTGAGTTGCTAAATCTTGAAGATGTTCTTCAAAATGGCACAGTAATCAATGGCACCAAAATCAATAAGCCTCATCGTCTTCTCACTGCCTCTACTATTGCTACGCAAGTAATTACCGCCGTCGCAAGTTCTTCTTATGGCGGCTGTAGTATTTCACTCACACACCTCGCACCTTTTGTGAGAAGTAGCTATGAAGAATATGTAAAGAAATACGAAGCTCGTGGTTTCTCCCAAGAGCAAGTTGAAAAATACGCTCAAGAAGATTTGAAGAAAGAAATTTCTGATTCTGTCCAGACTTTCAATTATCAAATCAATAGTATGAGCACCACTAACGGGCAGGCACCCTTCCTTTCTGTATTGATGTGGATTGATGAAAATCCTGAATATAGAAAAGAAAACATTATGCTAATTGAGGAGTTCCTAAAGCAAAGAATTCAAGGGATGCCAAATGAAAAAGGCGTTTACATTACGCCAGCATTTCCCAAGTTGCTTTATATCTTAGACGAAGATAATATTACGCCTGAATCTCCTTATTGGTGGCTAACTGAATTGGCGGCCAAATGCACAGCAAAGCGTATGGTCCCCGATTATATCTCCGCTAAAAAAATGCGTGAATATAAAATCAATAGGAATGGCGTTGGAGACGTGTATCCTTGTATGGGCTGTCGTTCGTTCCTCACGCCTGATCGAATGACCAAGAATTACGCAAAAGCAATGAATTATGATCCTAATAAGGGAAAATATTATGGCCGTTTCAATATGGGTGTCACCACAATCAATCTGGCTGATGTTGCCCTTTCTTCTGGTGGAGACTACGATAAATTCTGGAAACTAATGGATGAAAGATGCGAACTTTGCCATAAGGGTATGCGTGTGCGTATTGATCGTCTGGCTGCGGTCACTTCTGATGTAGCACCTATTCTTTGGCAATATGGTGCTTTAGCTCGTCTGGACAAGGGTGAATCTCTATATGAGCTTACACGACACGGCTATTCAACAGTATCGCTTGGTTTCGCAGCTCTTTATGAATGCGTAAAGTATATGACTGGCCACTCTCATAGTGATGGTGGAGAAGGCGAGCGTTTTGGTCTTCAAGTTATGAAGTTCCTCAATGATAAGTGTGCCCAATGGAAGGCCGCGGAAGATATTGATTATTCTGTCTACGGGAGCCCTATAGAATCAACTACTTACAAATTTGCCAGTCATCTAAAACGCCGTTTTGGTGATGACGTATTTATCAAATTGGATGGCCAGGATAGAAATTACATAACAAATAGCTACCATATTCCAGTATTTGAACATATTGATGCTTTCAATAAACTTGCTATTGAAAGTAAGTTCCAGCAATTGGCGCCAGGTGGCGCAATAAGTTATATTGAATGCGCAAATATGACAAAAAACATCAAAGCCGTCGAACAGGTTATGCGTTTTATTTATGACCACATTATGTATGCTGAACTAAATATCAAGTCCGACTATTGCCAGAAATGTGGTTATGATGGCGAGATTCTGATTGATGATGATATGGAATGGTATTGTCCTAATTGTGGAAATCGAGACCAACATACGATGAACGTCGCTCGTCGCACGTGTGGGTATGTTGGGAGCCACTTCTGGAACTATGGTAGAACTCAAGAAATAAAAGAACGAGTTGTTCACTTGGAGTAATATGAGTAGATTAGCAAAAATCAATTGGAATGATGCTACAAATGGTAATGGTGTGTGCGTTTCTATTTTCGTTCAAGGCTGCCCGTATCATTGTCCAGGTTGTTTCAATCAAGAAACTTGGGATCCAGCTGGTGGCCAACCAGTCAATTTTCCAAAGTTTATTCGAGAATTGATTGATAAGATTCAGGAGAATGGAGTAGAACGAGGGCTAAGTTTTCTTGGCGGTGAGCCGCTTGTAAGCTATAATTTAGAATTTGTAGATAAGGTAATTACTATTATTAAAGCAATCTATCCCTCCACCCCCATATATATCTGGACTGGTGAAGTCTTTGAAAACCATCTCAAAGATGCCAAATCTAACCCTACTCTTCGCCACATTCTTTCCCTGACAGATGTCCTCATTGATGGGCCTTATCAAGAAGATAAGCGAGATATTACCCTCTATCTTCGCGGTAGTTCCAATCAGCGTGTAATTGACGTTCAACAATCCCTCCAGAAAGGAGAAACAGTATTACTATGCGACTAATTATTTCTTCTATGCTCGCGGGCCTATGTATTGCCATAGGCTCCGCGGCATACTGTGCTTGCGGCTCTACGGTGGTCGGAGCTATACTGTTCGCGGCCGGTCTACTTACAATTTGCTACTATGGTTTTCATCTATACACTGGCCGCGTAGGCTATGCTCAAAATTTGACAGATGCCAAAAATTTGGGTATAATGTTAGTAGGAAATTTGTTTGGGGCTTTTGCTGGCGGTCTGTTGGTTTCCTGGGCCGCAACATCATTTTCTGATATCGTTTCTTCCGCACTACTATTTATTCAAATCAAGAACACTCTTAGTTTGCCCGCGATTTTCCTCCGTGCGATTATGTGCGGCGTCTCGGTGTTTTTGGCCGTAGATATCTATAAAGAAAAGAAATCTATTTTAGGCGTTCTCTTCTTTGTTCCTCTCTTTATTTTATGCGGCTGGGAGCACTGTATCGCAGATATGGCCTATATGGCTATTGCGGGCTTACCGATGGAGCCTTTGAGATTTGGTTTGGTAGTATTGGGTAATACAGTCGGTGCGTTAGTGTTTAGAGCACTAAAAAGAGGAGCAATTTAAAATCCGCTTCATCAAAAATCAACCTTATCATTGGGCGGTCTAATTTACAAAGGAAAAGTCAAAAATAAAAATTTGACTTTTCCTCTTTTTTTTGTTATAATATATACATAAGAATGAAAAGGAGATTTGATTATGAAGTATCGCACAGTCGATGACCAAGCCCAAGCAAGTTTCGTGCGGCAAGCCCTTCGTGAGAATGAGAATTACTGTATTAGTATTCCTGATTCGCGCGGCCACGAAGAATACTTGTGTCCGTGTAAAGAGTTTCGAGAAGCGGAAAAAGGCACGGTCTGCCGATGCGGCCTTTATATCAAAACAAAGAAGTAATGGATTACACAATAATTATTCTTTTCATCATTGCTCTGCTTCTCGGTATTTGTTGGATAACTCGTGAATAGAGAAAGATCCGAGCACAAAGAATAGAACTTGCGAAGTATGGTAATATTTGTGCTGAACTTGAGAAAGCATAGACCGCATATGATGAAACTCAAGCCAATTTATCGCAAGCCCGCGAAGACTATGCCACTATTTCTGCTGAAGTAGCATCTGCTAAAGAAGAAGTAAACCGATACAATTGTGAAAGCCAACACGTTCAAAAACTTATTGCTATACAGCGAGATCGCATTGATAATGATATTGCGGAATTACGTAAGGCTAAAGTAGAGCAATTACAACGGGACCTTGCCTCAATGGAATCTATAAACGCATAGAAAATTTAGACCGCTCAACAGCAAGCCGAGGCCGAGGTGGCCAGGTATACTGCGGAACTTGAGACTGCGAAGGCAAAGTATTTCTCTGTTCTTGAGGTATTGCGGCAAAATGAAGATGATGAAGAAACACATAAGCTTCATATTCCCGAAACTGCCCGCACAGACATCGAATACCTCCTAAATGCTGTCGCATTACGTCTAAATAATCCCAATATCATTTATAAGCTCATTTGGTCGGAGTATATCCAAGCTCCTACTAATGAACTTCTAAACAACATTCTTCCCGCAAAGGACTGTTCTGGCATTTATAAAATAACAGACTGCGAAAATAAAAAATGCTACATCGGACGTTCTACTTCCGTCCGCAAGCGTCTTCAAGAACATATCAAATCAGCCATCGGCATTGAAAACATCGCCAGTCAACGTGTCCACGAAGTAATGCGGGATAAGGGTCTTTGGAATTTCCGTTTTGAGCTTCTCGAAGAATGTCCAAAAGACCAATTAGGTGAGCGAGAGAAGTATTATATAGATTTCTTCGACTCTCAAACTTATGGCTATAATCAAGTTAGCGGCTCAGCCTATAAGGATAAAGGAGACTAAGTATATATGTTTTTTATTCAACCCACTTGTCAAGAAATTGAATCAGATGTCCTTGTGCGGGATAAGGAGGATAAATGTTCTCCAATTTACATCAGTGAAGATAGGATGAATTTAGCTGGTGAAACTGGGAAGCAAGCTCTTCTTGGCCGCTCAATGATTTTCTGTGTAGATCCCAGTATTTTTGTCCACGGTTTCAATATGCCATATATTTTTGATACTTACGAGTGCCGCGATAGTGTATTTGATACTTATGGACTAAAAAACGAGGGAAAGAAACTTGTAAAGCAATATGTATATTATCAACTTCACGACGATGGTTGTATCCACGTTTGTATTCACGATGCCCAAGCAATTATTAGGCAGATGCTTGAAGACAAGTTTGGCTATCCAGTGAAGATTGATTTTATGACTATCAAACCAGGAGATATGAACGACTGTGAGCGAAATAACGAATAAAGCCCCGGTATTTGAACCTGCGAAAGAGGGCGATGTTCTTCCTGAGGGTATTTGGCTTCCGAATCGTGCGGAACGACGGGCCCTCAAAAAGATGAAGAAATTCAGAGGACAGGATTCTAAACTTGATGAATATATCAATCTTGCTCAGAAAACCACTAAGTCCGAAGATTTCAAACAATATGTCTATATGAAGACACTGGAAAAATTGAAAGAAAAATCTATGGAAGAAAGATTAGAAGAAAAGGAGCAAAAAGCAAATGGTTCTGTTGAAAGAAACTAAGAGTTATCGTGTTGACACTGAAAAGGAGGCTGTCGCTTTGATTGAACGTGAGAAGGAACGCTCTCTGGAAGAGGGAGAAGCCTTTACCATTGCCAAGGCCAGTTATACCTATAAGAAGAAGAAGCGTAAGGATGAGATCATTGAAGCCTATGTTGTTGACCTAACTTATTCCTATCAGGGCATTTGGGATGACCTTGTGGAGGGATACTAATTTATGGAAGAGATTCTTCAGATGGTTGAAGCCATCTTGAAGTATGATGATCAGATGTTTTCTCTCGTTCGTAAAGACCTTGAGAAAACTGTATCTGAGACTCTACTTCACGGGGCGGATTCTTTGGAAGCCCGCCGCATTCAAATCAATGAATTCAAAGCTGCTGGTATGAGTCAAGCAGAAGCAGAACTTCAAATTGAGCAAATCAAAGAGGCTCTATTTGGTCTAATTGAGAATCTAAAGGATTCTGTTGAAAATGTAGACAAGAAAGAGTTCCTTGATAGCCTTTATCAGTCGATCTGTGTTTATCTGGATGAAACAGTCGCGGAATATAACGCGGCTGCCCCTTCTATCCAAGTTGAACTATGCCACGAAAATGCTAAGATCCCCACTTATGCTCACGCGGGCGACCAAGGAGCGGATATTTACGCCGTTGAGGATACGATTATTCCTCCGCATTCCTATGGCACAATGGTTTCAACTGGTTTGAAACTCAATATTCCTGAAGGCTGGGCAATTGCCATCCGCCCGCGTTCTGGAATGAGCAAGAAAACTCCGTTGCGTATTAGTAATTGCGTAGGGACCGTGGATACCAACTATCGCGGACTTGTATGTGTTCTCTTTGATAACTTCTCTGATGAACCTGTTTCTATCAAGGCTGGCGACCGTATTGCCCAAATGATTCTTGAACGCAATTACCGTGGTATTTTCACTCAAGTTGATTCTGTAGAAGATGATACCGACCGCGGAGATAAGGGCTTTGGCTCAAGCGGGAAATAATCTTTATGGCAATCAATATTTACACTGTATAGGCTGATGTCGAATCTGCCGGATGGCAATTGGTTTCTACCACCTATAAAAACTTACGCACTCCAATGTAGTTCAAATGTCCTAAAGGGCACGACGTTGAGACTACATATGATGAATGGCGGCGATATAAAATATGCCCCGAGTGTCATAAAACTCTCACAAACTCTGTTGAAAGAAACAAAATCCTTCCACGTTCAGATGTCGCGGCCTTCCGAGTAATTGGTTTAGACGCGGCAACAGGAACTACAGGATACTCAGTTTACGACGATAAGAAATTGACATCCTATGGAACCTTTACTACTGATGCGACTAAGGATGCGACGGCCCGCATAAATGAATTGAAAATATGGTTAGATCAAGCAATTTATACGTGGAAACCAGACGCAGTTTGTGTAGAAAACATTCAATTGGAAAAGAATGTAAAAATGTTCCAAACTCTTGCGAATCTTCAAGGTGTAATTTGCGACTATCTTTACGAAAATGACATTGAGTATATACTCGTTTACTCCACTGAGTGGAGAACATATTTAGGTCTGAATCGTAAAGATGATCGTGAGAATGCTAAAAAGAAAGCACAAGATTATGTTCAAATGACTTGTAATCTAAAATGTACACAAGATGAAGCAGATGCGATTTGTATTGGTCGCTATGCTGTAAATCATATCAAAAGAAAAGTAGAAGATATAAATTGGGGCGAAAGTATATGAAGTGTAGCGTAAGCGAAATTATTCTGGCAGGTCAAGTTCTGAATGCTCTTATGAGCCAAAACTTTACTGGCCGCCAAGCCTTTACTATCGCTCGTCTGAATCGTATGCTTCAGCAGGAAGCTAAGGAATTTGAAACTGTGCGTCAGGAACTGATTAGTAAATATGCCGATAAGAATGACGCGGGCGAGCCGATTCTGGATGAGCAAGGCAATGTTCATATCGCAGATGAACACATTCCTACGGTGAACAAAGAACTCAATGAGATTCTAAATACCGAGATTGAACTGGGAGAAGTAAGTAAAATTCCGGCTGAATGGCTGGATAATGTCAGCCTTTCTCCTGCTCAATTTGATATGTTGATGCCTTTCATAGAAGGGTAAAAAAAATAAGGGGACTCCAAACGGAGTCCCCATTTTTTATTTATATTAGTCAAAGAAGATAGATAATGTCCATTCTGTGCCTTTTTTATTCAAAGAAAGACGCGCCTTACCAGTATCCGCGGCACCACCTTTATCATTTTGAATGATAACACAAGTCTTATTGCGATTCGGACCATTAGTGAAGGTCGCTACATTATCAGTGTCCATATTACCTGTGATCTGTATCGCAGGCTCATTAGTTGCTGGATTGAAACCCTTCGGAATATTCACACCAGTTCCATGGCGGCGAATAGCAAATGGAATGCCTTGCTCTTTTACGAGAACCATAGGCGTAGTAAGTTCATAAGTTTGACCTGTAATTGAGGTAATGATAATATCAGCCATCAATTGTGTATCGGCCATTTCACTCATTCCAATTTGGAAGCTCGCATACAAGTTGCCGCCAATCAGGTTGCCAGATAACGCGGGCGTGCTGGTAGAATTGAACGTATATTGCCGCACAACAGTTTTAGTGCCGCTATCATCTACAGTGCTGATAGATACATCAATGGAGGCAATGTTGTCTACCAAACCTGAGCCACCCCATTTAGATGTGCTGGAATAAATGCGGCCAATAATAGAAGGTGTAGCCCCAGCAGTTGTCCAATCTAGGTTGGTAAGGGTAATATTGGGTTTTATCCAACGTCTCATATTGAGAGAATGAGATTTGAAGTCTTCTGTAATAGCATCGCTATATTGTTTGCGAACAGTATAAACATATGTATAAGTTGTATCTGCGGCGACAGCATCTTCGCCAAATGCGGCTGTGTAAGATAAATCATAATTTGCTTCCGTTAGTGCTCTATTGAATAGAGTAGTATTGCCATTGCGGACCAACAGGTTTGTTAGATGATCTGTTGTGGTATCGCCAAAGAAGTTCTTATGAACTACATTTACACCAGATAAGTTGATACTATCTTTTGAACTTGCGTAATCCAATGAAGGATTCAGCTAATTGGTAATAGTAAGATTACCTGTGAGAGTGGGCTTAGTGGTGAAATCCGTAAGTAGGGTGGTATATGCTTCACCAGCCGCAATTGGGATATTTACATCGTATGCCGTCAATCGATAACGCAGTATCGGTTTGCCCAGAGGGGCAGAATCAGTGCGAGTGAGGGCCTGATACAATGTTGTCAATTTGCCTGCGTCATTCGCAGTCTTCACATTGAACTGAACCGCGCAAGATACATCATTGCCCCATACTTTTTCTGGTTGGACTTCATAAAACTCATCGCCATATCCCACTTCAATCTTATATCGCATATCCGCAGCAGTTGAAGCTCCAACTGGTGAGATAATGAAGTGAAGAGTAGCGCCTTGAATAGGTGGCACAGGCGTAGATCCTGTAATACCTGTTATTTCTACCGTAGGAGTATCTAATTTTTCAATTGTATATGGACCGGTGGTATAGGTTTGACCATATTCATCTGTAAAAGTAATAGTATATGTCAGTGTGCTCTTTGACAGACCACCAACATTATCATCATAAGAACTATTATTAGAAGTAATAGTTTCCGGGCCACCATAATATGTAGTAGAAGTGTTATCATCTTTTGTGGAAATACGAGAATAACTTATAGATGCTAAATTTCCACCATGTTCTGCGGGAGTATAATTCCACCAAAGAGTAGTCTTACCAAATACATAGGTTTTAGCAACTTCTTCGTCATCAATATTCGCGCCTTTTATACCAGTAGTAATTGTGCCGGATTCAATAGTGTTAGCACGATAAACTCGATTAGAAGTAATCTTTGTGCCGTTTGTATAGCCACCATAAGGGCCGTTTGCGTATGGTTGGACAGAAATTGTAAAGGCTTCATTATTAGCATATTCAAGAATATTCTATGTATAGGAGACTCCCTCTTGCGCCTAAGTCCCTGTTTTATTGGTCACCCAATATCCTACAGAACTTGCGTTTTCTGCGGTAGTTTCTGACCACTTATAACCGGGATTACTACCATATACGCTATCTGCGGCAGGCTGTGTGGTAAAAGAGATGTCTGTAGGCGTGCCTATGAATTTTACTTCTGCCGTAGAAGTCGCAGAACGACCGCTGGAAAAATAAACTGTTAGAGTGTATGTTCCTGCCTTGCCAGAGGTAGTAGTAGTTTGCGTGAAACTCTCAGAACTATAACTATCATAGAGAGCGGTCTCATAACTTACTCTTGGTAAAATAGTGGGCTGACCGGTATCACCTATGTAGATGGTTTTCGCAGATGTGGAGTTTTTATCAGTATAAAGTGTTAAGTCTGCTGAATAGTCATTACCATATATATACAACCTGGCCGCATTTGATTCTTCACTATCATAACCAGAAATATCGCTTATAGCCTTTACTGTGAAATCATAGTAGGTGCCCGCGGCCGCGCCCGAGACAGACATCGAAGTTCCAGTCGTGGGTTGACCATAAGCCTGCCCGTCGCGATAAACTTGGTATCCAGAAACGGAGTTAGCATAAGGGGAATTGCTTACAGCATCCCAAGATAAAGTTGAAGAAGAAGACGAAGTAATGTATGTCGAGGAAAGACTTACATTAGTAGGCTTTGATAATGTTTGATAATTATAAGACCATTCAGCTGTAGCAGTAAAACTGACATACACTCCACTGGAAGGCTTACTTCCGCCCTCAGAACTTGTACGAGAGGGAGTATACTTTCCTCTCATTGGCACAGTCAAAGTCTAAGAAGATAATGCCTCAGTCCATCCAGAATAAATTGTAATCTGAGAAGGAGGTGCGGTATAATCTGTCCCAGCAACCGTCAATACAAAACCATTGCGATTTTTGAAGTCTCCTTGAAGTTCGATATTGAGAGATATTAGAATATTATTGATTGTAATATTGCTTGTTGGTAAATCTGGAAAAGTAAAGGATATATCACGCGGCCCATCTTCATATCCAACATAGGCCGTTCTTGTTTTCCAAAGTATTTCTCCATCAAACTGACCGCTCTCCCACCAGGTGTTAGATATTGCCATCGGTGGCTGATTAGAACTTGTTGAATAACCCATATTTCTTTCTCCTTTTACTCAAATATAAAATCAAGGCCAACAACAATATTATCTTGTATAGCCTATCTCATAATTGCTCCGCCCAAAGAAATTTCTGCTTTACCAGCAGGATTATCTACACGAACCTGCCCAGTAGACATCTTCACTTGGGTTCCGTTTATATTTGTGATACGAGTGCTTTGAAGTGTGAGATTCTGACTTGTATCAACACCCAAATAACCATATCCTTCAATTTTCTCATATTGCGCTTCTTCATAAGATAAGTAATTATCTTTCTCGGCCGGCGCGCCAGTATGGCCAAAATACAACTTACCATTTTTCGTACCAATAGAATAAGCACTGTAATCTTCCGCAATTGTTAGGTTATGCCATTCCTTTGTCATTAGGCGGCCCGCATCAATCGCGGCCAAATAAGGATAAGGTTTATTATTTGTTTCAGTATATCCATAAGGTAAAACCGCGGTGCCAGTTTTTTCATCTCCGACCCAACCAGACAGTTCATCACTGTATGCTCTTAGGCCGCCCTCCCATATAGAAAGACCGGCAGAGTTCATATCCAGAACATAGTCATCAAAAGTGGTGGGTTCTTCTTTATAACCTACGAAGAAGTGATTAGATGCTTTTTGCGGCACATAACCATCTCCTCCCTTATCAATAAGGATACCTGCGGCACGGATTGAACCAGAAAACTCACTGTTTGTAGCGATAACCTGGCCCTTGAACACGCCCTTGGACGCATAAAGTGAACCGTCCTCAGTCACTATAAAAGGTGCGGCCTCTTCGCCAGCTTTAGGCTAATTCTTGCCGCCTGCCCAGATACGAACCGGAGAGGCAGTAGAATCAGTGGTGGGTAGATAAGTTTCACCACCGCTATAACCAACAGACATTTGATTTGTAATTCCTGCGTTAGGCAAGTTCAGAGCACCAGTGAGATAAGCTCTATTACAATATAAACCATAACCGTCTAACTTACCGAATCCATTTATATCATCTACGATACCATCCAGACGGCCCATACGCACTTTTGGTAGGGCGGTTATATCAGAGATATCATAGTCTTGAACATCAATGAAAGGACTACTATTGGAGGAAGCGGTAAGATAGATGTATTTCTTGTTATTACCCACACCAAGTTTTAGCACTGTAATCGTATTTACTATAGAAGTCAAAGATTCGCCAGACTGTAAAGCAAGAATCTTTTTATTTTCTGGATCATTCTTTGGAATAGTAATATCAATTTGTTGCTCATTGCTGGATAACGCGGCTGAACCATTCAAGCCACTATATGAAATCTCTTTACCATTGTTCAAAGCGGCAGTCAAATTTATTTTTACTTGGGAATTATTCCAAGAGGAATCCATATACTTAGAGCGCTCATCTATGGTATTGTTGATATGTAGATAGAAATTATCTGTATCATTCTCAACCATTCCCGCTTTTTCTTTAGGAATATCTACTGTGGGAGCAATATACAAATCACCGCCGACAGAACTAACGGTAGACATTTCAAAGATAACCGACGTTAGTTTTCCGCGGATAGTCGCATTATTGAACTCAGCGTTTCCTCCTTTATCAATCTTCCAACCGACTGCGGAAGAAACAAAAGGAGTAGATTGAAGGCTACCATTTTCACCATCAATTAGTATGCCACTGGCTGTAGAGCCAACCCACAGCGGGCCACTGATAGAACCACTTGAGGCATCAATGCGGCCTTGGACTTGAGCATTCTTAGCGAATACATAGCCAGCATCATTGACAATGAAATTATAATCACCATTATCTTTGCCAGCAAAAAATCTTACGGGAGAACCTTCTTTGATGAAAGTTGAGCCAGAATACATTCCTGTGCTACGATTCTCACTTACCAACTGGTTTTCTTCAATTAGCCAGCCCGCGATTTTACCAGAAGTTGCGGTCATATCTCCATTGGGAGATACCATAAACTTTCCATTTACATAAAAAGAATATTGAGAATCTGGTGAGCCATTGATGTAAATAGGATATTCTCCATTGACTGTCTATCCTACGCCAAGTTTTCCAGTAATAGAACCACTTTGTGCTTCAATAGCACCACGAAGACTGATATTACCAGTGGGATCAATGTAGAAATTCTTGAAGTGAATGGAGCCACCATTTGATAAATTTATGCGGGCGCCCTCAGATGTGAAGTGATTTTCATCAACAGAGGATACCGTCTCTCCTGCTTCATTTACATAAGAAGCAGAAGGGAAAGAAGGCGGCGGACTGATAGAATCCAAACGGTTGCCAAATAGTTTATCAGCGGTCAAAGTGCTCGCAGCAATTTTATCGCCAGTAATTGAATTAGCCACAACAGAAGAAGCAACCACTCGGCCATCACCGATAACGACTTGACCGTTTTCATCCACCATACCTAAATCAATTAGTTCATTAGCAAGCACAAATGGAATAGCCAATTCGACCAGCACAATATCGCCTTTATACAATGAAGCACGAATAGCACTCACATCCGAATTGCCGCCCGTACGAGTATAACTACGGTCTTCAAGAATGACTTGACTATTCTCTGGGTCGTATAACACATAATTCAAATTGACTGTTTTTGTAGTATATGCCGCAGCTGTTTGGCCTGTACCATAGCCTATCAGCACATCACTTACTGTAAAATTCACAGTCTGCGCGCTTTCCTCATCCCAAGAAGTTTGTGTCAACTCAATTCTAAAATCTGTTCCGCACGCTACTTCTTCTTGAGTTCCATCCGCATTATTCACTAATGCTTTGAACTCAATAGATGTTGGCGAAATGGGGGCCACAAGGCCCCGCACTATGGAAGAAACACTACATCTCAAGCCATATTGCGGGCCTGCGGGACCAGCCGGACCGGGCTCACCAGCAGGACCAGGAGCTCCTGATTCTACTGCCATAAAAGTTAGTGGTTCACTCCACATAGTAATAGGTTCGGGCATGGTTTATTCCCCTCCTTTTGTTAGAACTGCTTTACAACAATAAGTAGCACGATCAGTCATAACGACAGAATAAGTTGTGCCGGTTTCGCCTGCGATATCAACCCAAGCGTCATTTTCTTTTTTACACCATTGATACGTAATAGTTGCTCCAGCAGGCAGAGTAGTAGGTTGTTCGCCTTTATATAATGTGGCAGTGAGAACGGTCGTTGCCGCCACGCCATCTTTATATGTAATTCCTAAAGAAGATTCAATACGAATTTTATATTGTTGAAGACTATCTTCTATGCCTTCGATAGTTAGGCTACCAATTTGTCCTTTAGAAGCGTAGAAACTACCATCTTCATAGACACGGAATGGAGCCTTCTCACGAGACTATGAGTCATTCGCGGTCGCACCAGTCCAAAAACGCAAGTCATTAGCAGGAGTCTCTTTACCACTAATACCACTACCAGTATTTTTGCCTTCTTCTACACCACCAACAAGCAACTCAGACTTCAACCATAAATTGCCTTCATTGGTATTATAGAAAGTTAGATTCTCTTCTGCTGTTCCATCATATAACCGTAATCCATAGTAGGCAACGCCGTCTTCTTCAACCTTGCCCAAATGAACTACCTTATTCTTTTCTGCGTTATAAATAACCAAGCCATCTGAGCCATTCAGACTCAAGGCGCCATCTTGTGCGGAAATCTGTAATCCATTCCAGCCCAAGTCTACAGCAGTGAATCCATTAGCAATATACTGTAAACCATCTTGACTATAGCGGACATAGGTATTCAAATCGGGTCGCCCAAGATCATCTGTAGCATAAGCATACAAGCCCTCGCTATTCCATTGAAAAGACATATTATTGCCATTATAAATGCGAATAACATTTGTGTCTAATTGGCCCGCAGTAATAAGAGCGGCATTTATGCCATCAGGAGTGATAGCAGAATTCCATACTCGATTACCCAATTCGTCTACAGAGTTTGAGCAGAAAATACCGCCACCACGCAGTGCTACCTAACCATATACACCATTAGAATACGGTGTTTCATTTGTCAAGGTAATGCCGCCTGTATTGTCCATTGAAACTTTTGTGCGAGAAAAGTTGAATGAGACATTTGTTTGCGCAAGAGAACGTTCAAAAATCGTGGGAGCAATTGTGCCGCCTGATGTGAAGCCACCCGCGGCGATATCATAACTTCTCTTGTTCACACGCATTGCTTCACTGGAAGCGGTAATTGTGCTAAACAAGTCTTCAAACTTTGTCTTATAATTTTGAATTGTTAGTTCATCTTGGCTTGGATCATCCAAAGCGAGCGTAATACCACTGATGTAGCCTGTTGCTTTGAAAATAGCTAAACTGTAATCATTGATATAAGCAAGTTGTCCCAGCTCAACTGCTTCCATTTCATCAGGTATATTAGCCTTACTGAGGTCATAGGAATACTTAGGTTGAGAATTATCCAGCGCTACTTGTTTTGCGTCGAGATAGAGCTGATCATTCGCACGAGAAACGCGGAAAGTTAGGTGGAAATAATCATTGAAGATATTAGAAACATTACAACGTTGAGTGATTTTGAAGTTTACATAAGGTTTCCAATCTCTGAGCAATGTAGCATAGTCTTCAAAGTTTGTCAAATAATCAGCATCTGTGCGCTGATCTTGCGGAATATCATCCTCAGTGGAAGTAGTATATATAGTAAATTCATCAGAAGTGTAATTCACATTTCTGTAGTCAAGAAATACACGAGGATACACATACGTCGCGGCCGAAGGATATTCTTCAATACCCGTAATGATTTTTGCTTTAGCAGTGACTGAACTCTCGTAGTAAACACTACCATTCTTATACGGATCATAATTGATACTGTCATTGTTGAGCAATGCGATAGGCTTGATCGTTCCATCGACGGCCCGCAAGAACCCAAATACATATCCTGCGTTTGGATATAGTTTCATAGTTACTAAAGAACCCGCTAAGCCACCAAAACGAGAAGTCAGGTTATTGGCCTCACTGGCTCCACTGCCAAATGCTTCCGCACTATCATACACTGTGATGTATGTCCCATTTACTTTGACCTTTACTTTAGGATTTGCGGTATAATCAATCTCTACAATGATTGTGTTATTAGCTCCATTGTAGCCGGTCAAATCAAAATAATAGGCTACTGTATCCAATCTAACCATCGCGGGCCCGCCAGTGAAATGTTCATCTGTTATATACGGGTTCAGAGGCTTAGTTAGATAAAGCGGGAACGTGTCTGTAATTGGAACGTTCGCTGCCAAAGGAGCAGATAAATCAATGATTGGATAGTATGTTTTATTATCGTTTGCTTGGTCTTCCGCATTAGCATAATAATAAGGAATAGTTTCTTCCTCAAAGGCTTCACTATCCCAAATAAAATGATTGCCACCATTGTGTGCTGTAATTTTCACCAGAGAACCAGTATCATCATAAGAATCAGGAGTCCAATAACCTTCTCGTAATGCGCCATTCATCTGGCGTTCAAATTGGTTATTGAGCGCCGCTTTCTTCGCAAGCAGCTCATCGCGGGCCGCCGTATTTTTGTCTAACGTTTCTTTCAGCGTTTTCTGTTTCTCTTCGGCCGCCTTAGCCTTCGCTTCGTTGACCTACTCTAAGGTCTGGAATTTTTCCATAACCTTCTCATATTTATTCTTAGGAGAATACCATAGATCAAAATAAACAACTGCGCCAGTGGACACTTTTTCGCCTAACTTGGTGTTCTCAATAGAGGTATAGATATCTGTCAAGAATCCATATTCATCAATTACACCATAGAAAGTAGAGTTATCTGTAGGAGCAGATACACCAGAAACTTTCACCAGATCAGCATAAGTAAAAATTGTGGCCGTGCTATATTTTACGTCTTTATAAGCCCTAATATCATAGCCTTCTGCGAGGACGCCATCTAAGTGAATACTACACTTCACAATACCTTCCGCGGCCGAAGGGACAAATACACCACTATAGCGATTGTTTACATCCTTATGTAGCGGAGTAGTATAAATCTCATTTTCTGCTAAAGTCTGATATTGTAGATATTGCTCGTGAGCAGAAGAGACTCCTTCGCGAGCTGAGGTAGCATCCGCAGACGCATCATTTAGCAGAACTGTTTCATTGGCTATTTTTTCTTCCAAGTCAGCAATTTGTGAGTTATAGTCCCGCAAATTTACCTTATATTGTTCTACTTGATTCTTCTGAACATCATTGATAGAACCAATAGAATAGAGATAATCAAAGTTCAGGATAAAATCATCTTGGATAGGATTGCTCTCTGCGTCCGCGATAGAGATATAACCTGTCTCCATTTTGTCTGATTCGATAGGAGTGATATAAAGTTTACTATACAACTCAGATGAATCAGAGGTTCTGGAAATTGTTTGTAGATTATGTTGATAGGTAAGATGTAAAGGTTTCTCTCCCTTGATAGCCTTATTGTAAAAAACCGCGGTGCGACCTGTTTTCACTTGTCCATTTTCAACATATGTTCTTAAAAATCGACCAGCCGCATCAGTCTTGTATTCATAAACACAGAACACACCAAACATTTCAGCAATGTCCTGCGTGATATTATACTTATTACTATTCGATGCTTCCATCAAACGAGACTTTTCTTCCAGCACAGAAATCGCGCCAGGAATCAGAGTTTTAGATGTAGCACCCGAACCTTCTTCCAAAGCCCAAGAAGTAATGTGAATATCTTCATAAACTTTGTCGGCGGCCCGCTCATTAGCATCTGTATAACTGCTCCAATCCATCCGGATTTCATAACTCCACGGCGTAAGCCAATCGGTTATTTTTCCATTTTCATCTCGTTTATTAGGGAATACTTTATCTAACCAGTAGTTGATGGTAGGAAGCAAATTCTCATTTGTCTCCCAATCATCTTTTATGGTTTGATCACTAAATTCAATCTTATATCCAACCTTACCAAGTTCCGCAAAAGCCAAGCCAGAGCATTTGACTTGTTTCAAAACTTTGAAATCGCTATCGCGGCCATCCGTTATTGAATCAATTATAAACGGATAAACTTTTGTTTCATCGGGATATTGGATATAAACTTTCAATACTCGCGTATTTTCTGCCAGAACTCCGCTCTAAACATCTCTCCAACGGGGGTTCTCAACTCGGAGGTTTGTGCTCTAATCCACGTAATAGTATGGAATAGAGAACTCCAAAGATTGTGAACCATCATCTTGAATGGTCAATGATGGAGAGACAACCTGTCCCAAAAAAGAGTCGGCATAGGACTACAGGGTTCCAATAAAGTTATCCTGTAGTCCGTATACCTCAATCTTATATGGGCGGGCGTTTTGAGCTAAAACTAATTTTACACTCAAAGCTCCTCACTCCTTTTATCACAAATACAGATACCGGTATTTCAATACGATATTTTTCTTGTCCAATTCGACAAGAACATTATTTTTGATATTGTAGAGAAGATAGCAAGTTTTTGGTTGAACGTCAAGATTATCGTCCAAGCAACTTCCTCCCTCTACTTTTAGGTATTCTGAGAGCATCATTTCGCCACAATTTTCGCACAAATTTTCAAGATTTATGAGAACCGTGCCGATGCTGTGGCGGCCGTATGTAATAAAAGAGGCATTATCTTCACCATTCATCTCAATTGTGAAAGTGCCAAGAGAGCCATTATGGGTCCAGCACGTTCCATCCTTTTCGGCGATATCGATAAGCAAATTATTGCCTGCTTCACTCTCTGAGGCTGGCGCACAGAAATTCAACATCCAGTAATTTAGGTATTCATACCATTTTACTGTGCGCGCAGTCCCTGTATAATCATAAATGGTAATAGAAGAAGTTCCAAATACACCAGTTTCCTGATTATAAAGTTCAGCGTGTGTGCTAATGAATCGCAGGCCCGCGGCAGCCCAGGAGAGAACTGCTTGATGATGGATTTCTTCTTGAAGAAGAGATTGAAAATCTATCAGATTAGCACCTATAGTGTCTTTATAAGAATAAGCGAGAGAAACAACATAGTTGATGAAGTAGAATAATGCGGGATTGGTATACTTCATTACATTAGTAATTTTCTCATCATAGTTGCGAATAAAGAACATGCTATATTGACGGTCTGTGCCAGCCGCATTTATGCTATCGCGAGCAAAGTTGATATAATATGGCGCGGTAGGTGTGATGGTAATAGGCTGATCTTTTAGTATCATATCTATTGGGGAAGAACGCTCAGAGGCATTATAAAGAACCATCTTGTATTTATCTTTATCTTTAGTAGCATCATATGTGTTTTGCGCGGCGATACCATCTTTGGTAAGGTAATGCGTCGCGTCTCCTACATATAATGCGTCTCCACTGGTAATAAAAGCGTCTGTTGGTTTATTATTCAGCGCTGCTAAAATGTCTCTATACAGCGGAGAATCTAACATAATTTTGTTGTCCGCTGTATCAGGCTGCTCAGCGACTGGTTTAGAACTAATGTTTGTCTCATTATAAAAACTGGAAGAAACAGGAATATTGTTTACGTATGCCTTGCGGACGCTCTCTTGTGTAAGTGCGGCCGCAGTATCTATATAATTACTCTCGGCCCGCCAGAATGGATAATCCATCTCAAAGGAAATAGATGCTTCGCCTTTGTAGATGTTTGTTTGGAAACTAACGCCCTGAATAGTAATGTCTTCTTGGAAAGGCACGAAGCTAAGCGTGATCACAGAAGACACGCGCGCATAACAATAGCGGCCGATCCGCTCATCAAGTATTAGTTTGCCATAACGACCGGGAATAAAATGTTTTTTGAAAGCAGAAAGTTGTTTCTCGGTCATTCCATCTGTGGCAAGTTTGAAATTTTTCTTTCCTGCGTCAAATGTTGTTCCCCAGAAATATTGGCCACTTAGACCATTTACCTTACTTGTTTCATCAGAAAAAGACGGTGAAGCATCAGTAGAATGGCGGTCGCTGTCAGAGACAGCGACCAGCCCAAACTCACTGATGTGCTTACCATCGAAGGAGAAGTCTATAAACTCCTTTTCCCAAGGTTGGCGACCTTGAGTCAATTCTTCGACTTGAAAGCCCATATAATCCTTTACCTCCTATTGACTCCTCGATTAGTAGCTTTAGAAGCGATAGTAGATAGTTTGTTGAATACATCTGTAGCTAGTTCATCAACATCATATTTATCATCCAGTTTGTCAACGTGAATTACAACTGCGCCAGGGTTGATATTGAGTTCAGAACCAGCATTACGAGTATTGGAGAAAGAATAAGAACCGATACTACTCATAGCACTCAATAGAGAGTTGCCAGCGAGGTTCGCGGCGAGGGTCTGATAATTTTTAACCATACTGCGTAGCGCGGAAGTTTCACCAGCAGTAAATACGCCTTCACCTTTGTGGAGGATTGCGGGCGTGTTATCAGAGCCAACCAAAGCACCAGAGTCGGCGTATAAAACGTTCTCTCTTTGAAGAGCGATAGGTTCCCTCTGAGAAGGTAAAGAGGGACTAACCTGAGGAGTTTTTCTACGATAATGCACCGTTACATACAGAGGACCGCTACCGCTTGGAACAGTAACCTGTAGAGATGAAGAAGAGTGCCCTTCATAACTAACAGACAAGGTCGTAAAACCATTCGCAGGATTTGGTGTAATTCGTAATTTTCTTCCTGGTTTAGCAGGAATAGAAGTCCCACCACCAGCCCATTCTGGAGCACCTCCGCCATCGCCTCGAACGATACAAGTTCTGGTTTCTGATACCGTGCTGGGTTTAGTTGTGGTAGAAGAACTACTATTGTCTTTACTTCCACCGCCTGCGCTGCTTCCGCCCGCGCTACTTCCACCGCCGCCGCCTGTACCAGCCGTATTATCCTTAGGTGCTACACTCGGCTGACTAATATTCCTAATAGCATCCAGTGTAGTGTTTTGAATATTTTTCATCTGGTTGTATGCTTGATACAACTTCTGATACATATCCTGACGAGCAACTTCATAAGCCGCGGCCTCATCGCCACCATTCCGCAACATTTCATTTGCGAATGCACTTGCAAAGTAATCCTATAGTGCCTTCTGAGAAGCAACATCCAGAGCATTGAACATAGATTGCTTTTGCGGGCCTTCAGCGCTATTCCACGCCTCGGTGGCAAACATCTGGTTAGCCTTTTGGACATAAGGTTCAAAGCCTTCTTCGGAGTTTGCCTTGTAAATACCAATTCTCTTTGCCCATTCTTCATTCAGCATATCGGCTTGTGCCAAAGCAGAAGCCTGAATAAACTCGCTTGAATTTTGAATTAGGAACTCCATAATTTTACCATCGCTTTGAGATAGCACTTCATATACCTTTGTCCACAGAACGCCATTTTCCTTTTGGAAATCAAGCGTTTCTTGTTGTAAGGTAATTTGCTTGTTCAAAGCATCAAGTTGCTTATCATTTGCTTCTTTGATGCTGTCGATGGTTTCTTGTTGATGAGAGAAATATTCTTCCTTTAGGGCAGAATTGAGTTGTTCTTCCAGGCTGGCAATCTGGCTTGCGGAACCACCGGACCGCCGCAATAGCGAAAGCTGACGTTGGAGTTGCTGACGGTCGCTAATGGATTTATTTTGACTATATTGATTGCGTTCTTTATTTAGAGCATCATTTAGTCCATTTACATAAGCCTCATTGGCTTCACGCAACATATCGGTTTGTTCTTGAAGTTGAGAGATCTGTTTCTCCCAGGCTTCAACCAATGTGTTGTAAATAATTTCTTCCAGTTCTTTCTAATTGTCTCGAATTTCTTGTTCAATCTCATTGATAGAAGATTCAAGTTTAGAGAGAGCTTCATCAGTAGATTCAACTGTATCACGAAGTTCGTCATACTTGTCAATCTATGCCTGTGCTTCCTCAAAGAACTTGGAGATAAGATCTTCACCGTCAAGTTGCTCCCCATCATTAGTTACGTAAGAATAACCAAGATTTTTGATGTAGGACAACTGTTCGGCACCAGACATTTGATTGAGTTGTTGTAGAAGTGTTAGCGTGCCCTTGCCGCCATTGACTTCATTGCCCACATTATATTGGAGCAGACCATCGCTTCCTACGTGGAAGAATTGCTTCCATATATCATGGGTATTGATTTGTTCAGCTTGTAGTTCAAGTTGCTTTTGTTGGTAGCCCAGTAGAGTCTTCTGAACTAAAGCCTGACCTTCAAGTAGGTGTTGTTGCTCACGCAAACTCTTGAGATATGCGCGGCCGTCCGTAATATTAGCACGCTTGGCGATAATATTGTTGATCTTTTGTTCGATGTCGGCAATCTAACGAGTTAGATTATACCATTCAACAAGGTCTTCAATGTGGGCTTTCAGGGTATTACCTGAGCCGCCTCCACCTCCGCCACCAGCAGAACCAAGAAGGTCCGCAGTAGTCATAGAAAGCAATGCTTTCCAAGCCATAATCTCACGGTCAATCGCGGCGATAGCACCAGATAGACCGCCCGCATAAGCGGGGCCGCTTACGTTACCAGTAGCAAACGCGGGCTGACCATTTACAGTTTTGCCGCGACCATTATTAGCTTGGCCTTTGAGGATGCCTTCAGTTTGCTTGTGGTTGAAGATGATGGCGTCGTCGGGAATATCAACAAGTTCTGCGCCATTGCGGCCCAGCAGGTGATAAGCATTATCGTAAACAGCTAATTCAGGACCAAGTTCACCAACGAGAGTTTTGGTTCCTTGAGCGTAGGCAGGACCAAGATCGTTGACGGTGCCTTGGTATTTTCCTCCACCAAACCAACTCTTAACAGTATTCCATAGACCGCCCTTCTTAGGAGGTTCTGGCATACCTTCGCCGGCTTGAATACGCAGATTCTACTTTTCGATCCCGGTCATTTCAGAGCGATAAGTAACAGTAACAGTAGCAGATTTAGCCTCAATATCTTTGACAGCCTGATTGGCAGCCATAATAGCGGGCTTTGTATTTGCATTGACTTTAATCTTATGCTCTCCGCGTGCCATATCTGCTATTCTCTTTTTAGCTATGCCCGCGGCATCACCGGTTTTTTTAATATTGTCTTGGTTGGCAGATTCTGCATTCGCAATTGCTGTACTAGCATCACCTGCGGCGGTAGAAACCTCACCATACTTTGTAGAAACATTATTAACCGCATCATTAGTTCCAGCCAGTTTCTCTTGATTGTTTGTTTCAGAGGTATTGACTGCTAAACCTGTGGATGCCGCAGCAGCACCAATTAGAGTATAATTAGACGCTACAGTTTTAAGCGTCTTAGCGGCAGTTTCGCTGGTAGTATTGAGAGCTACTAAACTTTGTTCTGCCGGATTCAAATCCTTCCACAGATTTGCTAAGGCTTCTTCATTGCCATCATTTGCTAATTGAATAGCGACTGAAACTTTCTTCGCTGACATATAGGCAATGAGATTGTTATATAATGTTTCTGGATCAGAAGAGAGGTTGACGATAGCCGTCAAATCACTAACTAAAGAATTCTTATCAACGCCTGGGGCGGGAAGGAATCTGTCTACTGTTGCTACTAAGCCATTTACAAGCTATTCTTTGCTAGCTGCCCCTTCAGCTGTCGGAGCAAAAGAACCAACTGTCCCATTTAGATTTTCTACTTGCTTGTTCGGGTCTACTCCGGGAGCATTGGTATACTCATCTATAACAGCTTTGAGTTGAATCTCCATTAGGGTTTTGGTAGTGCCCAAGTTGAAAGATTCTTTTAGGCCATCTAGCTGAGTAACTAAATCAGTTATCGCTGTTTTTATTTTGCCTATTTCTTCTTGGCCAGTTTGACCAAAGTTTTTGAATGCTTCTTCCGCTTTATCAATTGCGGCTGCTGTGTCTGTTAGAGCTTTAGTAGTATCTTTTGCTTCGGTAGATGTTGTTGTAGTAGTTGTAGAAAGATTCTCAACTTGAGTATTGCCAATGATTTTAGCATTGGGAGCCTCAAGTTTTAAGCCTTCTTTTGGTTGATTCTCATTCCAACCTTTGAGCACGGCACGTTGAAATTCCGTGCTGAATGCAGCCATAAATTCTTCAGTATTACTAAATGAAATTCCGCTGGCTTGAACATTCTGTATAGCTTGTTCTATAATTGAGCCGAAGTCTAAAGAACTTAACAATTGATTGAACAATGCTTTTTGTTCATTTGACCATTTGGCCATATCTTCAGGCTTAAAACCTAAAGCATCAAGAATCTGCTGGCCGAAGGGGAAAGCATTAAGATAAGCCTTAGAAGCGGCCTTTTGCTCCTCGGTCAAGTCATCCATGGTATCAATTATGGCCTTGGCTTGATCATTCAAAGTGTCTTTCCACTTTTGAATGGATCTAAGACCGTCTTCTACCGTTGTTCCTTCCCATTTTATTTGCGGAAGTTCCCCGCCCATTGCCTCAAGTGCTTTCTGAACAGCCAACTGTGCGACCAACGCGGCCTTAGTGGCTTCCAACGTCTTGATACGCTCACGAGCTACTTCTGCCAAAGTTTCCTTCATCGCATCGGCCATTTGACCAACGCCCTGTGTCATCGCATCGGCAACCGCAGAGAAATCAACATTGCCAGCAATGTCCACTGTATTCATAATGGCAACAGCAAATTGGTCAAGACTTTGGCCAGCAATTTGCAAGCTGGACGCATCTGGATGGAACTTTTGGATATAGTCAATCATAGACAGGAAGTTTTTATAATTCATCTTCCCGTCATTATCACTCAGTCCTTGGAAGACATCTTGGACCTATTGGATAGAACTAATCCAGTTATCAAAATCATCCATCTAACCTTGCATCATATCATAGCCCATAAAGTCGAAACGTTGAGAATCGGCAATATTAGCATAGACAGCCTGCATTTCTTTCAGGATTTTTAGACGAGCCCTTTCTTGAACAGTGCATTTATCAATATTTTTCTCTACTCTCTCGATTTCTTTGGTGATGCTTTCATAGCTACCAAGAACGCCACCTTTGCCGCCTAACGTTTCTGTCAATTGACGAGAATAGGCGTAAGTGTCGCGGCCCTCCATTATAGAAGAAGTAGTGAGGGTGGAGATAAATTGTTCGCCAGAGGTGCGGTATTTCCCGGTAGATTGATCGTAGGAAGCAATCTGATCAGGACTTACTTTGAAGAGATTAGAAAGTTGCTTTAGTTCAGATTGAGAGATACCATCTGTAATTCCTTTAGCCAGTAGAGAAACGCCATCTTCAATCGCGGTAGAAATGGTTTCAACTACAGTGATTGTAAGCTCGGTGAGGATTTTTTGAATTTCTTCTTCGTCTACGCCTTGAGATTGTAGAGAATAAGTGATAATAGCCCTCAATTGTTCCATTAGCAATTGCGGGCTTTCTTTTAGTTCTCTCTCAATAGCATCGCGTTCGCTAGAATTCAAAGAACGACCGAGAGCTGATTCTACAAGGTCTGCGACATCATTCGCGGCAACTTCTTCACCAGAAACAATAGAAGTGAAAATATCTTGTAAGCCAGAAGAAAGTTTTGTTTTCATTTCTTCTCGGCTATAGGCTTGTGCGGCCTTAGCAATTGATTTTACCTGCGCGTCGCCAATATGTTCGATTGCCTTGTTCCATTCGTCTCCAACTTTGATCAGGGTAGTATCGATACCATATATATCTAATTGATCAATTTGTTCTTGCGTAACTTTTCCAATTAGATTTTTTGCATATTCTTCAGTTTCTAACTACATCTGATCAATTTGTTTACGAATATTTGTTTTATATTCTTCGTCATCACTCGTAGCCAATTGCTTCTCAAGATACTCCCGGCCCTTCGTAAGAGTGTCGGTCATATTATCGTAGATAAGACCAGTTTCTTCACGAAGTTTTACAGTATCATAGCCATTCTTATCAGCATTGAAATATTTTGCTGCATCTTCAAAATCAGAAATAGAAGAAAAATCCTTACGACGTTTCTTTAGCTCAGCAGCAACGGATTTCGCAGTTGCTTCTGCTTCAGTAGCACCACTTTGACGTAATGTATCTGATAACCCCAAAGCTACACCAGCAAGAGCATCAATAATTGCTTTAAGCCCTTCCGCTGTGGAACCAGCAGCATTATAAGTATCTTGCAAAGCGGTTTGAACAGATATATCTAAAGCTTGAAATTCAGCAGTATTGACAATATCTTCCCAAACTTCCGCCTTTGTCTTTCCTTTAAGTTCTTTGCTGGTGTTTTCAAGGAATATTTTTAAGATTTGAAGATTTTTTAGCTACTCTGTAGTATTGCCAATTACCTCTTCATAGGTCTAATTCCAAGCTTTAAAGAAATAGGCACTTTCGCTATCACGCCATTCAAACACATCATCAAACTCTTTACCAGAAAGACCAAGTTTTTGCTGCATTTGCTTAGCATCAGATAATGTTCCAAAACCAGAACCAAATTGGCTATCAACAGCAGAAGACAAGTTAGTGAATAATTCGCTATTGTCTGTCATCGCGGCCAAACGAGTATTCAAAGCTTCATAAACCGCGTTATCAATGCCTGTGATTTGAATACCATATTTATCAGCTAATAGTTTTAGTTTTTTCGCCCAATCATAAGTGCCAATGTCCTCATAAAGAGCTTGTTCAAATTCGGCACGCTGAGCGGAGGTGATCTTACTATCATCTAAGGCCGCGTAAGCGTCCAGAATCAATTGTTGGCGAGACTTCGCGGCCTCAACTTGCATGTCGGTGTATTGTTGATTTTCATTTTCAATTATTTTATTTGTCGCAACAATTTCACTATTTATTTGTGTTTTTTGTGTATTGGTAAGATCGCCGCTCTTAAAAAGATTGTCATAAGCCTTTTGTTTATTTTCATCTGTAATCTTTCCAATGTTTTTTTCTAAACGAGCATTTATATCGGCGGATGCTGACTGGTAACGCTCTCGTATAGCGTTAGCTATCATTTCATCAAGAGGATTCTTTTTATCATTAGTGGCTTTATCTATAAATTCCTCTAATTGATTTTCTGTTACAGAATCCCAATTAGAAAGATACTCTTGTAAAGTATTTGCTAAGCCATCCTCAGCATTCAATAACCAGTTGCCGACAATATCGGCATATTTATCATAATCTGTCTGTTTATATTTCTCAGGGTCGGTAATACCCGCATTCTTTATTATCTGAGAAATAAGAGCGTCTTCACCACTGAAACGGGATAATGTATTAGCATATTTGCCTATATCAGCATATATAGCAGCATAACTTTTTGTCATTGTGGCAATGCCGCTTGGCTTGCTGTTTTCATAAGCAACCAAAGTCTATTGTAATTTATTTATTTTATCTGATAAAGAATAAACCCAAGTACCATTTTCTTTTTTTGCCGAAAGAGCGTTTTCACCTAATAACCCGACAAAAGCAGTAGCATAAATATCACGGAGTTCCGAGTCTTTTGTGCTATTCAATTTTTGAATGATTTCATTTAGAGAAGAAGTTCCAAATAAATTATTGACGGCTGTAATACGATCAAAAAATGTCGTGCCCGCATTATATAAACCAGCTTGTTCTTCATACTGTTTAAGAAAATTAGAAGTGCGCATCTTTTTCCCTGAATTATTTTCAAAGGCTGGAAAATAATTTTCCCATTGCAAAGAACCCTTTTTAATCTTTGCTGGGCCTGGCAATGACACACCTCGCAAATCTTTACTTATTCCCGCCCGAGATGTTAGTCCAAGATCTTGTTCTGCTAAAGCCACTTCTTTACGAAGTTGCTCTGTCAATTGCCGCGTATAAGCCGCAGAACTCTCGGCCGCGGCCTTCAAGACACGACTAAGATCCTCTGTCGCGGTGAACATATCAATAATAGCATTTCCACCCTCATCAAAATAAGATACATATTGCGGGAATTTTTCCGCAATCTCATTTTGAATATCAATATATGCCTGTGCAGCCTCGGCGCTATCATATTGGGCGGCCCGTAACTTATTATACTTTTCAATATAAGAAGACAAGTCTTCAGCGGTTTGCTTATCTTCAACACGCTGAATATTTAGTTCTTCTGTTTTTTTCTTTAGATTTTCAACTTCTTGTTCAAGTGAACCACTAATTGCTTTGATAACAGCAGGCAGTTGAACTAAAGAGCCAACTATAGCTCCAATAGCAAGGCCAACTGGATTACCACCAGTTAGCGCAAAAATAGTACTTGCGCCTGATGCGGCGCTGCCCGCTAAAGAACTAAGACTGCCTGCAACTGTGTGCCCACTCCCTGATAGGGCTGCGCCAGTAGCAGAAAGAGCGCCGCCGGCGAGGTTTAGGCCAAGACTTAGCTTGGAGCCGTTGCGGGTAAACCAATTACCCCCTATGGCATCTCCACCTCCTCCTGAACCAGGTAAGCCCAATAGACCAGAAGAGGATTGACCACTCATAGCGGCTTTTGCGGCCGAAGCAAAACTGGAGCCATATGCCTCGCCCGCGCGAGCACCAATGTTTTTTGCCACAGAAACGGTTTCCAAAAATGATTGCCTCAAGCGGACAGAAATATCTGAGCCTGTTTTAGAGAATGTCGTCAGTAAGAAAGACGCCAAAGTTTTAACGCCCTTCACAATGGAAATAATATTGAATAATGAACTAAAATTACCCAGCTTGGTAAATCCTGTAATCACCTGATTGAGGAAACTCAGGAAAGAACCAATTACCGGGCCATTTAGTATAGACATATAAAATTGTTGGAAACTATTTCTTATTTGATTAAGTTTTGACTCAAGTGAATCCAATGTCTTCGCATATTGCAAAACACTGGCATCCTCTGCGTTCATAGCAGATTCTTGAATCTCAGCAAAACGGTCATGGCTCTCCATGAGCGCGAGAAATCTCGACTGCTGGCGGTTGCCGGCAATTATAGTGCCTAAATATCTCTTTGTCGCGCTGTCCAAACTGGACCACTTGCTACCTAATTCAATAATTACTTGATCCAAATCCCTAAATTGTCCTTGGCTATCGCGTAGAGCTACGCCTACAGATTTTAGGGCTGTTTCAACTTTACTTGCATCGAGGAACTCTCCATTTTCATCCTGGGAAAGTCCGCTCTTCATCTCACTCATCACATGTCTTTCAACCAATTTATAAGATTGGCTGCTATAAAAATAGCCCCATATTTCTATGGGGGTGAGACTATATCTTCACTTACGTGTTATTCATTTCATCAAGCTTAATTTCTTGATTACTCGCTTTTGCGATAGTCGTTGAACCTTTTAAAAATGACAGATAATTATCAATTTTCTCATCTACTAAATCATAATAAGGAATGATAATAAGTTTTTTCCCAGTTTTTTCACAGTAATCACTTTTAATTTTATCTCGACGTAAATTATCTTCCAGGCTCCAAGAATTACTCCAGTTTTTTCTATCTTGATAGTGCTGAATACCATTGACTTCAATTAGACATTCTTGGCCTTCTTCATCATAGGCGCAAAAATCAAATGAAGAAAGGTTACCATTACAATCGGGATAACGTTTTTGCGTTTCATAGGGAATACCTTTTGCTTTTAAATAAGCCTCAACCATTTGTTCGCCACGTGAATGGAAACGTTTGCATTTTGGACATCCCCGAGTATCTTGTGTAAGAAAACTGGAAATACGAATATTGAAAATAAAGCCGCAATTCTCACAACGCACTTTACTGCTTGAGCTAAGTTGCTTTTTATATTCCACCAATGTATATTGGTCTTTGCCGAATTTGTTGTCAATTCGTTGTTGAATAATTGATGAATCTAATAATTGTTTGGTTCCACCGTTATTACAATTTGGACAAACATCTAAAGACTTGTACATGTTGCTGGGATATCGCTCAAAAATTGCTTGACATTTAAGACATTGAACTTTTACTTTATCTTTGACTTGCCCGGTCCAACTAATCAGCTTATAATCCTTCGTTTTTTTAAAAAAGTTATCAATTGTTTTCCGAATAATACTTTTTTCGCGCCCATCACAATCTGGGCACATCGCAATACATCCAATAGCCTTTCGAGCCGTAGGTAGGGATTTTATCTGTCCGCAGCGTTTACATTTATAATAAAAAGGCTGTCCCAATCCAGTATAAGATAAAACTTCAATTTCTCCAGGATGTAATTTTTCTACTTTTTCTATAAATTGCCTCTCAGAAAAAACTCCTGTTCCATCCTTGCCCCAATCAAGAGCACAAATACTATTACGATGCAAAAGAATATAAGCATGACAAGCATAGTGCGACTTTGAACAGACTGGACAATTATAATATAAAGGTTGAGACCAGCCTGTCCATTGAGTTATTTCAATATCCGTGTCATAAATTTTTTTTACCATTTCCTTGAATTCTGTGATTGAAATTTTTTCTGCCATAATTTCTTCGGCTGCTGGTTGCCCATTTTAGTAAGGGTAGGCCGTAGCCATTCTCCATATTATTCTTTATTTCTGCTTTCGCAACCTTAGTATAACATAAAATTTGGTAAAAGTCAAATTTTACTAAGGCGAATAATCTTTAGGGCTTTCCAGCAATTAGAATAATTTACTCGCTAAGTTTTAACGAGAAATGATCGATTTCATCGCGCTACCAATATTGGTAGCGGACTCACGAGTCGCTTCTTCCATTGTGGCAATCATTGCCGTAGTATTTTCGAAACTCATTCCCACAGATGCCGCGGAAGATGCGGTCTTACTCATTGCGGTAGCGAGTTCTTGAGTATTACTGGCTGATATGGCTGCAACTTCGCTATATACGTCAGTGATGTGCTGTGCTTCAGACATTTCTAATTTGAAACCACGCATAGCCACAGTCATAGCATCGGCTGCTTCAGCATACCCCATGCCTGCGATACGTGCCATCTTTAGGGTTTCTGTCGTGAGTTCCATTACGTCAGCGGTTTCAAGGCCTTGCTGATAAAATAGCTAACTGACCTCATATACGCCCTGCGTAGTTACACCATACTGTTGAGCAATACTCATATATTCATTGATCTTGCCCCACAAGTCGGATACGCTCATATCCGTAACTACGGCGATATTTGTCATAGTCTTATCAAGGTTTTGGATGTCCCGATAAGCATTACGGATACCTTTTCTGACGATATTTATAATTTGTGAGAAGCCCATCCATCGTTTGAGAGACATCTACAAGCGATTTTGGAATCGCTCCGTCTCTTGTTGTGCCAAAGCGGCCGCATCTTTTTGCGCTTGCTCTGCGGCAACTCTATCTTTTTCTGCTTGAGCGGTAGATAAAACTCTGGTATTGATTCTGCGGGCCTGCGTGCCGTAATCTGTGCCGCCAGGAGTATACTTCCCACGAAGTTGTTGCTCAAGCTCATTAACTCGTTGCTTTGCCGCATTTAGTGCAGTCTATAGCTCATCTACTTTGGTTTGAAGATTAGCTTGAGTAGCTTGAAGTTGCTGGACAATAGTTTCTTGTGCTTTTAAGTTTCCGCTCGCTATCCCCGCTGCATTTTGAGCCGAAGCTACCGTGGCCGCCTTCGCGGCTACGTCCGCTTGGGCAGCCTACTGTTCTTTATGTAGTTGAGAAACAGGATCTTTTCCTTTACCCCAAAACTTCTACAAAGCACTTTCCATTTGTGCCGAATAAGACTCAATAGGGTTGTCCCGAAGAGCTTTTTCAATCGCTTCTTTGATAAGTTTTACACGATCAGCAGTATTTGTCTGAATTTGAGAAATGGCTGTATCATCCAATCCCAGCACTTTCAAATAATAACCAACAATATCTGCGCCGCCCGCTTTGAACCTATTAGTATATTCGCCCTCTTTATTTTTTTGGAAGGCTTCCGCGACTGTGCGATTGAAAACATCAGAAACCTTGTCTCCAATTGCGCCCTTTGCTTTTACTGTATCAGACAAAGCAGAAAGCATTTTGATTCTTGCAGTAGCAGAGTTTGTACGAGAACTCAAAATTTCATTTACTGCTTTTGTGCGAACTTCTTTTTCACTCTTACCGTTTAGATCTGAAAGTTTCGTTTGAGAGGCTGCCAATTCTGCATTCGCTTTTTTGACGGCATCTGCTGCTTCCTCGGCTTTGGCTTTCAAACCGTTATATTTGTCTGCGGCTTGTCCAATAGCATCCGTTAGCGTAGCGCTATCTTTGATGCCAGCCTTGTTTAGCTTGTTTTTGTCATCTCCAGAAAACAGCTAACCAATTGTGGCACCACCGCTTTTGGCATCGTTGATAGCCTTTACATACTTATCAACTTCTTTTTGTGCGCGTTTCCAAGAATCAAGTTCCGTTGGCGTAAGAGCCAAAGCTGTTACATCAATACTCGCAAAATCCGTCTGAATCTTCGTCAGGGTAGTTTCCAGTTGACTTGTCAAAGAATTGACCTTATTCAAGTCTTTGATATTCATAAACTCCCCAGACGTTAGATTCTCCAACTACAGTTGTTTATACTGGGCATTACGCAAGGCGGTCTGCATTCTTTTGCCGACTGCTGAATTCACATCGACATTTTTCAGAGCCTATTGAATATTTCTGGTTATTGCCGCATATTCGTTGGCTGCTGTTTTGAATACAATAGGTATTGTAATTTCTTGCACCTTTCTGTCCGCCATTCTCCTTTACCTCCTTTTATCTCAAATTTCTTCGTCTATATAGGTAATCCTACACACTTCCTCCATTGCGTCTGAAACGTTTTCTGGCATAGCGACTACATTGAAAGTAGAAACCATAGGATCTGCCCGCTCACCCATCCGTAAGTTGATATTACTTAGAATAGTGATTTTAGGCATTGTAATTACACCTGTGCGAATCAAGCCTTCATTTTCATCTTTTAGCTCAAAAGTTGCTTCAAGACGATACGTAGAAGAAAAGCGTTCTCTGGACATAGAATAGGAAACAGATTCCTTTCTATATATAAAGTAGTAGTCGCACAAGATTACTTCACCAGAATGGGCGGCCCCGCAAGAAATTTTTGTCGCGGCCTGGCCGGTCGCGGTTGTATAGTCAGACACAATGGGGTGAAGTTTCTTTTGGATATTATTGAAGTCATATTGATAAACAAAAAACTTAGTATTGGGAGCAATTTGATAGGTAAGATATGCGTCTCCGTTATCATCTAAAAGAATTTTTTCTACATGCGGGACAAGCAATCCTTCATTTTTTGTAATTACTTTAGCTTCCAAAAGGAAATTCAAACTCACAGGGTTTATTGTGCCATTGGAGAAAGTAAATACAGTATCGCCGCGGTCTTCCCACACTACGCGCGCTTCATTATGTAAGCCACCACGGGCTGCGATAATGCCACTGCGCTCACTTAGAACGGCAATCTGTAGATTTTCAAAGTAAATTATAGGTTCTCCTTTTTCTACTATCTTTGACCCCAAGTCAGTGTTTTGGCGGGCCTTGATAGTGACGTGTTCAAGGGTTTTTACACCAAGCTCTTGAATAGTCATCTCCTTTACCTCCAAATAAAAAAGACGATTTATCAATCGTCTTCTAATTTTTCAAATATTAGCAGTTAGATATTCAATATTACTTAGTATCTCCAAAATCTTTTTGATATTCTTCTTTGAGCCATTTTCGCAATCTCCACGCAGGTAAGTTTGGAGTGCTCACGCAACTAAGTAAAGCCTTATAATCACAGTTTTCTAATTTATCTCGTAGCCAATTTTTTATAGAATCATCAACTGAGAAAACTATCTCATTTGGGCAAAATTCATTTTCTCCTAATAAATGAATTGTTCCCCAAGCACACACTCGAAAATCCCAAGGATAATTCAAAATATCATTGCTATGTTGATATTTACCAGACCTAAAAATATGGCGGCACTCTGTAATACCTGGGATGGAAAAATCCTGCTTATGTCCATCTTTACAGTAATGGTAAATATTAAGGCAGCAATGAACAGGCCGGCCCGCATAGGGCAGTGTACCCAAATCCTCGCTATATAGCAATTCCGTATCTTTCATCGTGCGATTTTGATTTAGCTGACTAATAGGTTGGATGAAAGAAAGATAAGGGCTGTGAGCGAGACTCGCCTTTACAAACTGAACGCTTAATTTGTTAGCGCGTCCGAATGGTGGGTTGGTGATTACTAAGGATTTTTCCATATAAGGAAGCTTTACTTCTCTATAGTCTGCCTGAATAATTCCATCTGCTTCTGGAGCAATATCATATGCTAAAGTGTTGGCCGGAAGATATTTCAAATATGCCCCAGCTCCCGCTGCCGCTTCAATGATACGATCCCAGTCTGACCCCAATATTTCAAAAGTTTTCTCTACACAGTATTTGGCTAAATTATCTTCTGTGTAATATTTGTCTAAGGCAATCTTTGCCATCAACGGTCCACCTCTATTTATGCCGCGGCCAGACGATTGAGTTCCTCAAAATCTTTTACGCGGTAGTTTTCTTCCAAAATTTTCCTATTAGCAACTGAATAAGTAATCGATATACAATCAGCGTCTTCTTTTGCGGCAGTATGAGTATGCTGCCGAGAATAATGAAATTTTTCCTTGATATCTTTAGACGGCACAAGATAAATAATTACTTCGCCTTCAATAGTATCATATAATATAAAGAGAAATTTATCGCATTCATAAGGATGACATTGATTGAATGTGATACTCACACAAGGCAAGCGAGAAGATTTTGCTTCCCATTGTTCGCCAGCAGCCGTACAGAAATCGTGCCCGCTGCCATTATCTTGGATAAGATTAGAACACTGACTTACAATATACGGCTCACTCCACCCTTCGCCAAAAGCCTTATTGGAAAGAGATTTTAGATTGGCAAAAGGATTGATTTGTTCTTTTTCTTTTTGAAGGGCTGCGATTTGTGCGTCAATTTCTGTTAAGCGGGCTTTTTGAGCCGAAGTCATAAAGAAAAATCCTTTCATCTTTTTTCTATATTATACCTTAAAAATTGAAAAATGTCAAAAAAAAGAGGGGCGAGATTTCTCTCGCCCCATTAGCCCATAGAATATGGGTTGAGTTATTATCAATAACGAGTTAGTGACATCATCTTTCCGTCACTGTCGCGCAGCACGTTCAGGGTCATGCTGAATCAGTTTATTCTTAGCTCATAGTTTCCTATGAGATGAGACTATATCATTCATCATATAAAATGACTTAGCTACTCTTTCGACATGTTGTCTACTTCCTTACGGAATAGTCGTTGAACGTTTGTTCTTCGCTGCTGATTGTCCCTACCAACTAATTGTCAAACCGTTTAGGTTTAGTTGTCTAACAGGATGTCCCAGCAATTAAGCAGCTTTTACTTCCACATTCAGCAAATTCGTGGAAGGATCGCCCTCAGCCTGCATGGTTAGGGTGACTTCGCTCATTAGCTTAGCCTTATTGATTACAAACTGGAAGGCGTAGTCGTGGCCGTCCTTTTCAGAGCGGATCAGAGCATCGCCGACCACACGGTATGTTCCGGGATACTTATTAGGAGAAATCACGAGGGTCTTAGCATCATAGGCTTCGTTGCCCTCGGCGGCCTTCTCTTCCCAGAAGAAACGCACACGGTTTTCAACATTAGGTTCCAGAGCGTCCTTAGCGAAGGTATCTTGCTGACCGCGCTTACCATTGGTCAGGTTGATCCAACGGAATTCGGTGGGTTTATTGGCTTCCAGGGGGAAGGCATTAACACCAGATTCGGTCTTGTCAGACTGGCCCGCCGCGGTAACAGGGAACTTCACATCCTGGTCCTGCACGTCCTTGGCGAAGGTGTATTCGGCATTCTTGTAAATCGTTACGTTGCTGTCGGTGTCGGAGCCGTTCTTCATTTCGGCGCCCAGCAGAATACGCATCTCTTCCCAAGAAATAACGGCATCTTCCAGATTTAGGTTGATATCCTTACCATAATCCCAAGTAACTACATAATTGTTAATATAGTTCGCAAAACTATATCCATAGGGCTATATATTACTATATAGATAAGACTATATCTTTTACCACATTATTGTGGCAAGTCTTCACTTCGAGCGGCTTCTGCTTCCGCCCCACTCTCTTCCGAGATAGTCGTTGAACCTTTCGTAAAATACGACTTGGCTGCTGATTGTCTTATTGACGGGATTATATCAATAAGAGTTCCCAGCAATTAAAAGACTTTTTCAGATAGCTTTCACTATCAGGAAACTATTACTAATTTCGGGTTGCCCCACATATTTTTTACTATATGTTTTTTCTATATGAATCATTACTTCATATACGTCTTTCGACAGCTTATATTCTCATATAAGATAAGACTATATCTTAGTATCTCTGGCTCAAAGACACTATTCCCATTTCAAATCTATTTAGATTTACTCCATAATGGATAGTCGTTGAACTTTAGTTTTAGCTGCTGATTGTCTTTATAAAAGATGTCCCAGCAATTAGGGAATTTTTTAGGCGGCTGAGGCTGTTTACCGCCCTGAGCTGACACGTTTTGGGCAGTCGTTTCCACCGTGGAAACTTTTAGAGTGTCAAGGTAAAGAACGATATCGCCAGTCTTGATGTTGCCTTCATCGCTCAAGGCTTGGAAATAAACGTTGGCGACTTCCTTAATACCAAAACGTTCAAAAATGTTATTCTGAGCCATAAATTTTTAGCCTCCTCAATTGAAAGACATGTTCTTTATCCAGTGGGATAATTTGTCTTTATCAATCTTTGCTCCGGCCATGGCGGCCCGAGTATTTATATCAAACTCTTCACGCCAATTCATTCTTTTGAGCTGGTCTTGAAAAGCATAATAAGTGAGACTCCATACTGTTTGGTTATTTACTGCGCCGTTGCTACCCGCAAGTAAAGAAGCAATCAAATCAGAGAATCCCAATTTGTTATCCCCATCTTTTTTGCTTTTTGACTTTGCTTTCGCACGGTCTTTTCGGCCCTTTATCAATTTCATCTTTAGCTCCCTAACCTTGGGAGAATCTGTGTCGAGCAGCTCAATAACTTCTTCATCTCGATCAACCAGCGCACAACTGGCGCGGATAAGAAACTAAAAGCCCTCAAACATATCTTCTGTGATGACCCTCTTTTCAGATGGGTCTCCGACTACAATTGACAGATTAGGGATAGTAATAATTGTTGGCTATTCATGAGTGAAGAATTCAAATCCTTCTTTGATTAGCTGTGATTGTTCGCCATCCAATTGAGCAAGAAAACAAAGATACTGAAAATCAGATAATTCTTTCATTACTTGACCCAACTCATCGTTGTTCTCAACTGGCGGCTTTTCAATCAACATCAAAGAAAGATACCTATAGAATTTTTCTAGACCTGCTGTGGCTATTTCTCCTAGCGTAGGAGAATAGACAAGGCAAATGTCCTTGAAGAAAAGCGGGTCTCCATGCATAAGCCGCAAGATATCGCCATCAGTTAAATTCATTGATAGAGTAAAGCATACTATATCCACCAAGATGCGGCGAAAGAGTAAGGGCGCTGGAAGATACAAACTGTAAATTACCAATACCACTCATTTTCGCCTGATTGAACATAGTATCAATTTCCTGCATAATAAGGTAAGGCCGCAAATTACTATTGTCCACTACCCATTCATTATATGGGCAAGCAATATCGAAACGCACGGTAGAAATTTTGAAATCCGGGTTATTAGTATTTACAATGAACCTATCAAAAACCACCATTACATAGGCAGTTTCTTTCCCGTCTTTTTCAGGAATTTTAGGAGTAATACAAATAGAATTGTTTATTAGCTCCAAACCATCTACATCAGGTAATTCCTTACTAAAAGGGTCTTCATTTTGATACTTCAATAACCGACATAATCGTTGATTAGTAATCAACTTATTCAAAATCCTGAACAAATTTTCTCCCATGACTGCGAATCTTCGTTGTGTGGCTTGCTGTTCCATCTTACTTCACCTGCCATAGAGAGATAATGCTGATTTCTTTTTCATACCGTTCGCCATTGTAAATAACATACACAGTTATGGTTCCTATTTTGTTAAGATCATTTGCGTGAATTACGCAAGTATTGTGTTCAGATTTAGTAATTTTTGCTAATTTTGTAGGTTCCAGTTCAAACTGAACATCAGGATTTTCTGCCTTACTATTGGCCCGCACAAACGAATATGTTCCATCATAAGTGACCCTCAAAGAGTCATCACCTATAATAGAGAACAATTCTTTCGCGGCCGAACCAACATAGATGGTCTGTAGTGCTTCTACCACATCCTTATATTTTATCAGTATACTGGTTTCGCCAGATTCCATCTCAACAATAACGTCTTCGCCGTCTTGCCGCAAACCTGGGCCGAGCACATAACTGATCTCTTTTTCTATATCGGTTTGCACTTCACCATTCTTAGTAATTGAAAATACGGGATGAATTGTATCTCCTTTGGCCGCATAAGCAACCGGAGAAAGTTCAATTTTCCACTTGTTGAGTCTATCAACATTCGCAATATCTTGTTCTAAATCATCACGCAATTCATTGTATTTTCCTTCTGTGAAGGACATAAAAATAATTTCCGGGACGGAAACAACGTCGTAATCCACAAGATACCAGTTTTCATCGCCCACAATAATTTCTGTTCCTTTCGGAATATATTGCTTAGGCATAATAATACGGATATGCTTGTTAGGTTGCGGCGTAATAAGTGAGTTCCACATAAATAGACTATATCTTCACCCGGCGGGCCGGGGACTTTCACTTCAATCTCTCTACTCCTTACGGATAGTCGTTGAACCTTCCCTTGCGGGCATGGCTGCTGATTACCTGCCGGCTTCCAGCAATTCAATAGTTTTGTCAGGGTTATTACTAACCGAGGGACCTGAAACTCAAGTCCTGAAATTATCCTATATTTTTGAGTCTTTCGACCCTAAAATATAAGCCCAAGATTTATGTAAATCTCCTTTATCAACCCACTTGATTTCGTAATTACATTTTACCATATAATACTTATTGTAAGGCTGATAAGAAGAAATATTATCCCTCCACACAAGCCAGGGCGCGGAATCCCAATAAATCAATTCTCCAACTGCTAATTTATCTTCCAACCGCGTAAGTAAAACCTGAGAAACTCTGTTCTCATCTTGCTTGTCTGTAAGCACAATTCCTTGGAAGCAACTGTCGTGCTTACCAACTCGGTGAAGGGTTTGGGTTTGAGCATTATATTTCAAATTCCGTTCAAATTCCAGGATTCCTATTCTCTTGGCACGCTCTTGAGGCGTTCTTCCCAAATGATTGATACGACGTTGATACGTCTGCCAGTATTCACTCATTGTGGCTCAACTCCCCTACTAAGTTGATACACTCAAATACTGTTTTTCTAAAATATTCATAATTCAAAAATCGGAGAGAAGATAATTTGCCAATAAGGGGCCAAAAGTTTATTGTCCTATCTAATTCGGAGCTTCCCATGAGTTCGATGATAATGGTATCAAGGAATTTCTCCCAAGATCCTTCTTTTTCCTTCTCACACAATAAGCCGTAGATGCGACCCTTTAGCTTATTGTAATAACCTTCTGTCATTTGCCCGCTAAGCGTCCAAATATAGAATTAGGCTTATAATGCTCAGAGCGGCCATACCGGTCAATCATATACCGGCAATCGTCATTTACTCTTTGCGCGGTCGCATTCAATTTTTGAAGGAAGTTTGCCATCGAATAGTCAGACGTTGAATACATCTGCCGCAGGTTTTCCCACGTAGCGACACAACGTTCTACCCATTGAAGTTTCATTAGATTTGCCAGAACTTGAACTTCATCATTGGTTAGATCATTTGTAAATTGAACATCATCATGGTCAAGCGGGATGCGAGAATATCTGAATTGAAAAATTGCTTGGTCGAGAATTTGTCGCCAGTCTTTTTCAACCTCATCCCAATACTCATTCATCATCCAATCATCTGCTTCGACTTTAGCGAGAAAAGCATCGTAGACTACGGAAAGAGGGGTAGCCATAGGCCCGCACCTCCTTAGCGTTGAAGAGCAAGAGCATGTAGTACATCCACACCACAGTGATGCTTGATTAGGCTTACGCGAGTAGCATCCGCGATACTGAGGAACATTGCGCGGTCTACAATCTTTTGTTTGAGAGCGGGAGTGGCACTCATAAGAACCTTAGCAAGAGCCTGCGCGGATTGCTCCGTGAGAAGCTTATCCACATCAATCTCTTCCTCGTCATTCTTAGAATTAGTAATCTCAGCAATTTGCTGCTTGACTTCCTCATCATCAGAAACAACCTTTAGGAAGCCATCCTTCATTAGAGACTTACAACCAGGATCGCAACTAAATTCCTCATAAACATCCTCCGCGAGACTAACCCGTTGGCCGGGTTCGAGGTCCCGCACGTAGCGGACTTGTCGAAGGTTTAGCTCAATATTGAACGAGCTAACATTCTTTACGTAAACTTTCTTTTCCATTTTTCTTACTCCTTTTACTCAAGTCAAATCAAAGGGAAGGCCGCTTTCGCGGCCCTCCCGTTATATGTTAGGGTTCGATATTCAGGCTGCTATTATCCCAGCCGCCATCGGGAATACCGGCATTGTAGTAGATACCCCAGAAATTGGGTTCAGCTACCATACCAACACCGATCTTCTTGTACATCTGGACTTCCATAGACCAGTCGCGATTCTCAACTTCCTTGAAGTGAGTGTCGCCAATCAGACCAATCTTTACCAGCTTTTCCTTACCGGCAGGCAGGACATAAGCAAAACGAGGATTGAACACCAGCTTGGTGTTCTCTTCGTCTACGAAGGAGTTAGGAATTACAACTACAGGAGCACCGGCAAACTTGCCGATGTAGCCAGTATTGCGGAACTCTTCGATATCAGAGTCAGACATCTTTACGGTGCTACCATAGGTAATGCCGTTAGCCATCTTAGCAGCAAACTGAGGGCCGCAATAGATGACGGGAGCGCCATAAGCACTTACAGTCTGAATCATATCAGCCATCTTGTCGGGGTCGAAGGAAGTCACGGCTACCTTGTTTGCGGCGGGACGACCAGAATCGTTCCAAGAAGAAATCAGGCAAGCCTGAATGTCTTCAAAGATGCGGTCCATCAGACCTTCAATCAGGATATCGTAGATATCCATGATATCTTCAGTGCCATCCAGATAACGCTCGAAGTCAACGATACCAGCGCCGGCATACACATAAGGCTTCAGTTCAAAAGTCTCGGCATCCAGACGGAAGGTCTCATAAACGCCAGCCGCAGTAGCGCGAGTGACGTAGCTCTTGCCGCGACGGCGGCCCAGCTGCTTCTTATAAATAACACGCTCGTTGTTGCCATACTGGCGAACTTCGGCGAACATACCGATCAGTTCCTGAACTCGGCGGGGTAGCTCTTCCTGAGCGATCTCTTCTAGAATCTCGAATACTTCGGGACCATTGCGGCGGCGCAGGGCGGGAGTGCCCATGGTGCGGGCCAGTTCATCGCGCAGAGCAGAGCGATAATCTACATGCTCATTAGCAAATTCGGCAGGAATATTCTTGCCGCGAGCACAATCAAATAGTTGTTTCAAAGTCATTTCCATGTTATTGCCCTCCAATTACACACGAACAACCTGATACTTGATGGCCTTTTCGCCATTAGGCATCGTGGTGTATTTGATAACCTGGGCATAAGCACCAGACACAGGAATAGAAGCAGTCAGCTTAGGACGGCCATTGCCCACGACAGGAACCACATATAGAGGGGTTTCATCCAGCTTCTTCATAGCGGCCTCAACAGCCTCTACATTGCCGAAATCGCCCATATCAAAACAGTTGGAAGTGAAAGTATCACCTAGGTCGATAATACCGACACGGGGATAATTACCGGCAACGTCATGATGTAGATTCAGGCCATACTCATAGCGGCCCCATTCCTTTTCGGTGGTATACACGATACCAACCATTTCGCCCTCTTCCTTTAGAGTGCGAATTTCACCATTGGCCTTATTGGCACAAACCCACATACCATTTTCGCAGGGGTTCTCTTCGGTGAACTCAGCCGCCAGAGGAGTCTGAGACACGACATTGCCCTGAGCCAGATAACGGGCACGATTCATTTCAAGTGCCGTATACTTCTTTACAGGAAACTTAGCCATAACTAATTACCTCACTTTACATACTTTTTCAGGTATTTTACCAGAGCAGATTCTTCCTCTTGTTGAGGCTGAGGAATGCGAATCTCTTCGCCCTGATTCTTAGCCATAGAGAATTGTGTGTATTCCAGAGCCAGACTGGTGTTCAGAGCATCAACGCTCAGTTCATCCTTATGTTCCAGAATACCAGCGATGTTTTCCGCAGGCAGGCACTTGCTAAACTTCTCAATAATGCGAGTTTTTTCCGCATTTTCGTATTCCGTAATGGTTGCGGCCTGTTCAGCAATTGTGGTATCACGTTCACCAATCTTGGCCTCATATTCGGAAGTAGCAGTAGTTTTTTCTTGCTGTAGTGCTTCATAGGCAGCCTTCAACTCTTCCAGAGACGCTTGAAGTTGCTCCTTTTCAGCATTGAGAGCGTCAAACTTATTTTGAAGCTCCGCAAGCTCGTCCACCTTAGATTGTAGAGATTCACCAGAAGAAGTCTTGAATGCTTCAAACTCTGCGCGGAGGTCATCTAAACCTTGCGTGAGCTCGTCATAATCAAACTCGCTCTCGCAATTCAGAGCAAGCTCGCCTTTTTCGGAAATAGTATAGCTATACTTCTTGATTCGCTTCTTTCCGCCGCAGGCGTAGGTTAGAATCTCGGTGTCATTCATGGAGAAAGGCACTTCATTGATAACCCAAGAATTTTCTTCTGTGAAGTCGGGATTCAGAGAATTGAAAACATCAGCAAAATGCTCATTCTCTACGCCATTTACTTTTACATTCATAGCGTTCTGACCTCCACTGTGTTCTTTCACTTTATCTTGTAAATCCGTTAGCAATTTGGAGAATTGCTCAAATTTTAGAGCACCGTCTTTTTCAAAGAAGGTAGAGCCAGAAAAACACGGCTCAACGCCATCTCCCAGTGCGCATAGGGCGTGTAGGCGGGCTTTCGTATATACGAAATACTCACCGTCATTCTCGCCCATATATGCCCATTCGCCCGCGAGATACTCCGGGTCGGGATTTAGTTCCATACTCTACTTTTTACCAACAATAGAGTTGGCTTCCTTCAAATACTCACTAAAAAGAACGATGTTGAATGTAGCGTATTCGCGTTCTACACCGTCTGCTGGGTCAACTACCTTTTCCCAGCCCGCAAAACTCTCAACATAACCATAAGCACTGGCAAGTTCCGGTCCTGTGTGAGAAGTCCAGTCGCCTTTTTCCTTATCAAAGAAACCAACAACAGGAACCGTTCCTTGCGCGGCCGAAGCAATTAGTTGATCGGCCACTTCGTCAGTGATGTAGCTGTAGTTGCGATTACGGTATTTGGTAAATACGTGGCATTTTGCGCGCGCTACATTTGGAAGGGATTCATTGATAGGTGTTAGTGGAGAGGAAATCATAATATCAAACGTTAGCGGAATTTTCTTATCCATCTCTTTTCCTCCCATTAGGTCATTCCATCAATATTTTGTTGCGTGCGGTCTGCGCGTTCAGAAATATCCAAAGCAGGTCGCCCGCCTTCACTATTTATGTCCTCTCCGGGGGTGCTTTCGCCACTTTTTTGCGACAAATTTTTTTGTCCATCGACGCCCGATTGAGTGTATGAAGAGGATAGAGGAGCCATAAAATTAGTCATATTCAAAATATTGTTCTCGAAGTCAGTTTGATGTATGAGATCAAGAGTATCAATACCCAGAGCGGCCGCGACTGCGGTTTTAGGATAACCATATTGCGCAGCTTTGAGGAACATATCCAAATCTTCCTTTTTGAAAATGGAAGAAATTGGAAGAAGACGAATAGTGAAATAAATGCCACCTTTCGTCTGCCCGCGTAGATAAGCATTGATCCATACTTCATACTGTTTACTCCACGCATATAGAGAAGCAATATCTTTCTTGATGGAATAGGTTAGTGCGGTAGAACCACTACCCGAGTTGAAAATTTCCTGAGAAATACCTAACTCATTATAGATATTTTGTGTGTATTTGTCCAGACGACTTTGAGAAGATGAAGCCGCTGTGTCAGCATCTTGGACGCTTTCCAGTTTCACATCCGCATAGGTTGTCAGAACATCAATACTTTCGCGATCTGCCATCATGCCGCATACACTATTGTGGAGTTCTTCGGCTTCTGGCAGAGTAAAGAGAAGTTCACCATTAGACTTATCAATCGGCAACTTCTGGATAAGCAACTTATGTAGTTCGTTTTCATCTCTTTCTTCTTCGCGGCCTCGTGCTGCTTGAAGTTCTTCGGCCGCAATAGTAGCAGAGATAAAGGGCGGCAGCATATCATCATTGAAGCAGAAACATATGCCGCCGTCTACTGGCGGAATCTCAGCCCAAAACGCATCCTTTCCCGCGAGACTGCGATATTTTTGTTGGATATATTTTGGGAAAAGATTTAGAAGTTTCTTGCGGTCTGCTTCTGTAGTTGCTACTTGAGTGAAGTATTGTAGATTGATCTCCAGAATTGGTAAATCGTTCTCGTCGCGGAAACGGGAACGACACCACTGGCAAGGTAAACGAAACGCTACCATGCGGCCGTCCGACAACTCCTTCATTAGCCCGAAAAATACACCCTCCAATAGAATAGTGCGGTTGATGCGGGGGAAGAGAGCATCAAGATTTGCTTCTTTCAGTTTCTTTGCCATAGCAAAATACGCTGTCTTCAGCTTTTTAGGGGCGGCCGCAACATTATAGTGCGGAGTTAGTAAATAGGTATAAGAAAGCAGAGAGCTCTTATACTCTATCATGGCCGCATACTCGCCGCAGAAGCGGGCGTAGTAGCGTGAAAGTTCGCGGATTTCCCGCGGGTCTCCTTGCTCAATGATATCTCTTATTTCTTCCTTATCAAAGGACGTAAAAGAAAGGGAGGAAACATTCCTCCCATAACGGTTCTAATAGCTTCTTTCACTATTGGGAAGCCGCACTCTATCCTTTGTTTTGGAAGTGTGTTGAGCAAATTGACGAAATTCTTCAATGTTTCTTGATTGTTTGCTCATCGTCTTGTCCTCCGTTTATCTGAAGAGGAAGAGAAAAACGCGCAAGTTTTGCCGCCAAACATAGACTTTTTCTTGCGGCGGAATTCTTCATCTTCATAAAACTTTATGCGATATAATCCATATCCCAGGGCAGAAACACGGTCTTTGTTGATGCGTTTGGTGATTTGCTCAACCGCTATCTAACCTTGAACACCGGTCGGCCGCAGTTTTAGATTATTCAGCTCATCTATAAGTCGCGAGGTCATCACATAAGGCAACAAAAATCGCTCTTTTGCCAAAAAATTCATTTTTTGCCCTTTTTTGGTAGCAAGCAATTTTTCTTTCACTATGCGTTCGTTCGCGAGAAGTTGGACGTGTCCATTGTTGATTTGGATAAAGAGATTGGAATAGATCTCGTTGTTCATCGCAGCGTTTGCTTTGATGTTGTAGACAATTGCTTTGTCTTTTTCTTCACGAGGATAGGGGTAAGTTTCGGGATCATTAGAAACGTAAAGAGGCTCCCAATAGCGACCTTTGCGATCCCATTGGGGTATAACAAGTTGGTCGACCAAGCCGGCACCAATACCATTGCCGTCAACCACTACTTCTCGAGGATGGTAAAGAGAAACAAGCTCTTTTATGCGGACGGCTTGGTCGGGAAGAGAAGTTTTTGTCATATTTTCTGTGTAGACGACTTTTTTCTTCCAGTCATTTTCAGTGGGGATAACTTTGATCACCATTATAGAAGAATCATTATTTCCAGTGCGGGCTACGTCGCAACTGATCTCATAGAAACCTTCTTTGAGAACTTTGCCTTCTCTCTCAGAGTGAAGAAGAGTGCGGCATTTTAGCAACCTGTTCAGGTCAAACCATGAGTCTTTAGTTGAGCCTGTCCAAATGGATTGGCTTTCACGAGCAAAAGACTCCGCAGAAAAACTTGAAGAAAGTTTCTGGTCTTGAATAGTTTTTTTGTCGAATAAGCCATATTTTAGCGGTAGTTCATATCCTGCGCCGCATATAAAGTAATCTTCCTAATCTATTACTCCGAGAGTAGTAAGTTCAATCAGACGTTCATATGCGAAAGTATTCTTTGAGCCTGCACTTGTTATGTAAACTTGCTATGCGTGTGGCTCAGTAGGATTGACTCCGCCGCCTGAGTGTTGACGAGGAATGTTCATCATAGGAATAATAACATCTGCCAATGTTTCACCATCAATCAGCGCCGCTTCTTCGATTAAACCACCCGATGCGCGCTGGCCGCGGCTTGAAGCACTCAAAGTTAGAATTTGGAAAGTAGAACCATTCTTAAAAATTAGTTCGATGTAATCACTGGACATATGGTCAGAAAGCACTTCTGCTTTGAGAAGAGGCCAATAAGTCCATATTTCTTCTAACTTTTGTTTGGTAATACTTAGCGAGGCTTTCTTGAACTAAGATACAACGAAACGCTTAGACCGCGGTAGAAAAATACACGCCAGATACTATGAGATAATTGCGAGGAAAGATTTAGAAGTAGCACGAGTGAATGTGCCATAGAAGTATCTGAAACGCATCATTGCGCGAAGCAGTATGCGTTGATAATAGTAGAAGCGAATTGGACAATTGACACTGCGAATTGTATCCAAAACATTGATACCTATACTTTCGTATAGGATTAGACTATATCATCTAAGTTTTTCATTTCGAGTTTATTCTCTACTCCATTACTGGATAGTCGTTGAGCCAGTGTATTTGGTTGCTGATCACCCATTGTTGCGAGATTTAGATTTTCATCGTATCTCATCCATTTATTGTGGCTTTAGGGCTTCCCAGCAGTTAGAAAAATTTTCATAGCTTTTACCGCTATGCTGCTTTTAGTTTACAGATCAGGATACAACATAAAATACCGAGAATAATCTTGGAAGAGTTGTTCGTGCTCTTCCAAGTATTTCTCAGTCAGTACAACGCCCTTACTGATGGGGGTGCCATCACGCATCGCTCCCTATTGCGGTGTAGCGAAGTTTAGTTCAGACAATCATCATCACCATCCATTTCAGCATCGAGTTCTTCATTTCCCTCATACTCAATGGTAGACATAGCTTCGATTTCATCTGTTAGGTCAACAGAAGATTGTTGTGGTTCATCTTCGGTTTCTTCAAGACGATTTGCGAGTTCAAGTTGTTTGCGGCGGGACTCCACTTGGTCAGATAGGTTGCTTTCACCTTGGACCAGCCGCACAAGATACTGTTGGATTTGTTTGATAGTGAAGTCTACGCTGTCTTGCGGCTCGACGTGCCAATCTGGCTTCCAGCCTCTACGTTCCAACCATTGGTAGAGTTCACCTACTGAGTCGAAATCCGAGATATTTTTTGCGTTCTTTGCTTCAAAACCCTCGGCTTTCATTATGTTGTGATACATCAATTTTCTTTAGATAGAATCGTAAGTTCTATCCCGTGGGGCTGTATGTTGCCATACAGATGAGACTATATCATCTAAGTTTTACGCTTCAAGGAGACTTCTCCCTTACTCACCGAAGTGATAGTCGTTGGACGGCCCGCGGAAGCGGGTGTCGCTGCTGATTGGCCGCATGGGCGGCTGTTCCAGCAATTCATAAAATTTTACTTGGCCATGTATAAAACCTTTTCGGCCAATTCGTCTTTGGCAGGCAAGCCCTACCGTATTTTCTTAGTTGCCAATAAACCTACTTCCACCAATCTTTTGGCATCATCTTTCTGAGTAGCCGACGTAATATTTTGTGTAGAAATCAAATCATTGTAAAAATTTTCCAGGTATCGGTAATCCTCTACCGTTCGTTCTACGTCCGCAGGCCACTTCAGCCGCATTTCTCTCAGCCACGCCTGATTGATATCTGGAATCTTCTCATCCATCACACCAAGCTCCATAGCCTCTTTCCACTTGTCGTTAGTTTCTTTCCAGTCCAACGTTTGGTATTGCGGCCGGTCCTTCATTAGTTGCTTATAGAGGTGGAGGGCTTGGGACTTTGCGTTCCTATAGCATTTTGTCCATTGAGGAACCAAAAAAGGCCAGTCTAACCAAGCCATCAACTTATCGACGGCCCGCAAATCATCGGGTGGAACCATTTTTTCTAAACAATTCGTACAATAAATGGTGTAGCCGCCTGGATGGAAGGGAGAAGAGGTCTGGAGGAATTCTTCTATGGGTTTGCTTTGGTGGCATTTCGCACATACTCTTTCCATTATAAGCCCTCCTTTTGACAATCGCGGCAGGTCCGTTTGAAACCAAGTGCGGAATTGTGAGATCTTGAGAAGAAGATTGGGTGCTTTGGGAGGGTTCGATGGCATTTCGCGCACACGATTGTTTCAATTTGATGATGGGCCGCGAGATCAAGAAGACGTTGAATGCGGGCCGCCGTGGCGATTTTGCGCGGAATAGAACGGGTTTGTCGATGCCGGATTTGAGCAACGGTGAGGTTGATACCTTCGTCGGCAAGCGCACGCTGGACAAGGAATACAGGGGTATGAAGCACATAGTGGTGGAGAAGGAATGTCTCCAAATCGTCCAGATGGGCCAACTCTACATAACGCTCTACGTCCCACAGCAGTATACGGGTGGCGACGCGCAACTTCTCGTAATTTTTCATCAGCAATTGTACATACCATTGTAGCAGTGCCTTTATGTGGTCTGGGTTTTCGTAATCAATTACGTTGTTGCTTACCGTCCAAAAAACTGTGCCATCGGGGCGGGCCTGGGCGTCGGGAAGAGAAGGCTGTGGGTAATCGCGCGGGTGGGGGTTGCGTTTTCTCTCACACCATTCCTCGATGGGCAACCAGTAGCCTGTTGGGCAGTCGAAGACGTGATCGCAATTGGCAAGAGTGGAGGATACACCATGGCTGCCAATGGTGGGGCGGAAAAGGCCGCGGAGAGCATATTGTTCTCGTTGTAATTCCACCAGCAGTTTGTGTGCTTTGTAGGTTGCTAGGGAGGTAGGCTTGTGAACGACGGAAACGCCACCCCCCACGCGACCGGCCCAGCTGTCGAGGCGGGCTTTTAGGCGGTCAATAGAATCCCAGAGATCAAAGAATTGGGGTATGGGATTGCCGTCAAGGTCCGCGGCGTCGCCAAGATCGAGCAGGTTTCCTTCTTCGTCATAAGTTGGACGACGGATGGGGGTGCGTTTGGGGCTGGTGTAGACGGGCTCATTGTCGGAAGACAGGAGACCGGTTTTGGCGTGGGTGGGGTCTTCTATGTAGCCCTCTACAGAAAAAGCTTCTTTTTGCCTGCGGCGTTTCGCGCGGGCGGGGTCTTGTATTTCTTTGCGGTCGGCGGGTGTAGAAAATGTGTGGCGATCATGGCCGCGAATGATATAGTCGCCCATTTTTTCCAGTTCTGTTTCGTTGGGAACATATTCCAAGGAGTCGAGAATTGCCTATACGCAAATGACACGCTCATCGGCGTAGTCGAGCGATAGGTCAAGTGTATATGGACGCAAATTTTATCACCTCTTTATATATAAAGGATAACACAAAATTTGATTTTTGTCAAATTTGGGAAATGCGGGCGTTAGCCGGCCATTTGGCGGAGAATGCGAAGCAGGTCGTCCAACGTAGTTGGACGACCATTACATATAGATAAAAGTGGAATCAAAAAATGAGATTTGGCGGAGAATTACCAGGCCCGGGCTTTTCGGCAAGTTAGAGGTCTCAAACTCCCCGAATCGATACCCCGGTATCGATATAATTGTATCGATATGATTTTATCGATATGGGTCTATCGATATCACTATATCGATAGGCTGTTATCGATAGGCTGTTATCGAATATGTGTTCGCTTATATGGCCGCGCGCGTCCCTGCTATAATGCGCGTATGTTTGTTTGTGCAATTTATATAAAACAGCCCGCGATTTTTGTGCAAATTGCCAAACCTAAAAAAAATCGCTATTTTTGCCTATAACGGCAATAAAAGTCATTGACGATTGCCACATGCGTATGGTATAATACAAGCGTCCCGATGAGAGAGAGGGGGAAAAGCAACAGGGACGCGCGCTGGATGAATATCCACATGAACCTTGAAAACAGCATAGATAAATCGCTATCCCTGCCACATGTGCCACTTGTGGAATTGTAGGGATACAGTAAACATGCAGAACATAGCTGTAGTGGCAATACATTATCAACCTACAAAAAAGGAAGGTGTAAACATGGAATTGACTTTTATCACCGAAAAACAGCTGGACGGTTTGCGTGTCGCGTGCCGCCTTTATGGTAACGATTATATCGCTATGCGCAAAGCGGTTAAGGATTTAGGTATCACGCCCGACACCTATTTTCATGTACCCGATTTCGATATCGGCCAAAGAGCGTATATCTTGACGATTAATCCCAATAATAAGGCAATCGGCGGGCATATACAAGAGGGCGGCAACCGTCGAATCAGATTCGAACAAATTAATCGCCCTATGGCGTGGCGTGATTTCGGTTGTAGACCAGCTGGTAAAAAGGATAACAGCGTGCGCGGCATTGATATGGAAGATAAAAGCGGCGCGGGCAATTGGTTGTATACCAATAAAAGCACGTTGGCGGAAGCGCTGGAAGAGTACCGACAGCGTAAAGAGTGGATTCGTTGGCAAATTCCCGACTATGATATCTGTTATATCTGCCCATGGCCGGTGTTTTTGGATATCCTTGCAGAGTATAACCCCAAAAAGGGTGTTTACACGTTTTTTAATACTCACGTCTATAAAGACGCTACAAGCGGCAAGAACGTGTTTCACCTGCAAGAGGTTAAGACCAGCAAAAAAAAATTGGCCTGGCTCGCGGCGCATAGCATTGATATGCTGAATATGGAAGATTGACAAAAAGCAGGTAGGGCGCAAGCCCTACCTGCCCTACAATGAAAAGGGGTGCAAAAAATGACAAAAAAACAGTATGAACAACTCAAGCAGGCCGCGCGGCGTGATGCAATCGACAATCAAATTGGCATAGGATCTGCCCGTGAAGGTGACTATGTTGTGCTTTATTCCACACATAGCGGATACTATGCAAGCAACAACCCGATCATCAGCAGGCGCAGCGATTTTTATGGGTATGTTCGTTCGTGTCGCATCTTGGCGCAGCTTAATCCCGGCACGTCGGCCGAACAACTTGCCGACTGCAAGGCGTTTCTGGAGGAATATAAAAAATGACGGGCTTCATCATCGCGGCGGCCGTGTTCATCACGGCCGCCAGCGTGACCTATATCTGCTACGAGCCCAATATGGGCTTCCGCATA